GAATTGATATGGACATTAAAAAGACAAAAGAAAAGTTAAGTAACTTATCTGAAAAAGATTTGGATTTGCTAGATATTATGGTTTTTAGAGAAAAAGCTGACCGACGCAAGCTTGAAAATAAGACTAATAATAAAAATGCATTTGATTTTCAAAAACAACAATATAATAATTTAAAGACAATGTTTGATAACGCTTGGATTCATTAATTGATATGACCACAAAACAACAACAAGCATTTAATGAGGGATATAAAGCTGGATATAATGATGACGGAACAAAATGTCCATATCCAGAAGATTCAGATGAAGAGAACTATTGGCTTAGTGGATATAGTGAAGCATTAGATGGTTATTCCAGAAGTTTTGATATGTAAAATAATATGAACCGCAGAAAATTTATTACATCAACCGCACTCGCATTGCCATCCGTAGCAGTGTTTGGTGCAATATCAACGCAACCAGAAACGAATATGCTTTATAGAAAGCGTGATTTCATTTTTAATAGTGAAACCACGACTTATAGAAGTGCTACCAGTCTTTATTCCAATGAGGATATGACGGAGTGGTGTAATAAGAATGGTTTGTATTATGCTAAAAATGATGAACTAAATAAACAAATTTTTAAACATCAAATAAATGACGACTTAGTTTTTATGGATAAACATTTGTTTGATAGAGATAAGTCACTTAGTTATATAAAGTGTTATATAAATGGAAGTCAACCCCAATTCTGGCATAAAGGTTATAAGCGTGTAGTAATAGACATTTTTACAACAGATGATAAAGAAATTTATTATTGGCCTCAAAATAGTGTTGTGATTAGTTGTGTCTTTGGTGAAGAATACAACAAATAAAATTGTATCTTTTGTTAAGTTGTATATAGTTAATATTACAGGCTTCATTTCCTGTTCTAAAAGATTGATAGGCCCACTATTAATCTTTACTCTATCAGTCCCTCTGATAGGGTTAAAAAAGCCCCAAAGCTTTCCTCTTGTAGCCCTTCTACAAGAGGTTTTTCTTTTTTATTTTCAAATATATTTTTGTTTTTGTTGACGGCTAGATATTTATATGCAGTAACTTTTTTACTTTGTGATGAAGGGCATCATATTGGGTAAAAAACAATTGGAGCGGTAGAATAAAAAATGACCTGTATCTTGTTAACCGGAGATACTTGAATCAGACCGACCAGTCCAAAGCTCACGCAACAGAGCACAAAAAAGCAAGAAAGTTAAAAAGCTTTCCCTGACACAAACATTACCGGGCTTGATTAGAGATAATCAGAATATATTATCATTGGTGAAAAATGCTTTTCATAAATTATGAATTGACGCACCGTGAGGTTAAAGAGGTAGCCGCTTCCCTCCGCATATAGATGTAATAGATAATATTGAGTTGCATAGCATTAGCTATGGTTAATAGACTCTGTTATGTTGCGCATAGAACCTGTGTAGGACAGGGACCATATCCTACAGACGGCAGATATACATTATTGAAACTACTATGATACATATTCATACCTAGCAATAGGTGAATTGTATTCAGTTAGTTTCAAATCCGGCAGATGATACTTGCAAAGTATGCCTGGCGGCTCAAATATAAATAAACCGCTGTAGTTTAATAAAATACTTATAGCATATTATGACGCAGCAATTTAAAACATATACCAATAGTATTACCACTTTAATTGACGCAAACAATTATATACAACAAAAATACGGACCTAATGCAATGTTAGAACAAGTAGTTGTTGATGGTAAAACTAAATATCAATTTTGTAATATTCCCTCCGTCAAAAATTATCCCCATAAATTAAAAAGTGTAGCTGCATCAATGAATGTTCTGTTTGCCCACGAACGAGGTTGGATTGCTTATAACAAAAATAAAGAACTTTAATTATATTCTATATTTATAACATATATGATTAAGTTGATAGATATATTATTAGAGAATCCTGATACTATTAAGATAGATGACAAAAATTATGACTTTAAAAGTGATGCTGCTTCTCATACATTTTTAGTATATTATGATGAAATAGATAATAAAGAATATTGGGTAGCTTATGTTTATCCTAAATATAGAAAAAATGGTAAAGCTATATTGTGTGAAAACAAAGAGGTTGAAAAGATATTGAATGATACAAGAAATATTAAAGTTATTAAAAAGATTGACTCAAAACCATCTCATATAAATTTAGGTTTATTATTGTTTAAAAACAAAAGAATAAATACTTCTAACCAATATTTTGATATGAAATGTAGTGGTAGATTATTTTTTAATAAATATTTTACATTTTGGGCGGGTAAAAATACATTAATTAATTATAAAAACAAATTAATTGATTTTTTGAATGATGCGGGTGTTAATATTAACAATGTTCTTATAGAAGACCATATTACCCGTGAATATTATAGTAAATTAATACCATTTAATGATTACTTTAACATTTCAGATAAAGAATTGTCATCTTATGAAAAAGCTAGATTAGAATTAGCTAAAAAGTTACATATGAACAAAGGCATTTTAGATAAATCTGTATCAGATGTTATAAGAAGTGAACCAAAAGATGTGGAAACATTGTATGCTAGACTAGAAAAACAATTAAATATGCCAATTGCGCAAATTAAACAAATATTTAAAGATGTTCCGCTTGATAAATTAATTGCAAAAGAATTAAAGGAATATATTATTAAAATAAAAAAGTCTTGACTTCCCCACGGATATCCTGTAGGATATATGCAGGATGAGAACTTACAAGATTGGTGTTGTGTGGCAGATGTATGGTTATGTGGAGGTGGAGGCTGATAATTTGACTAAAGCTATTAAAAAAGTGAAAAAGGTTTCTCCGCCTGATAATGGTAAATACATTGATGGTAGCATTAATGTGTGGTTATCTCTACGAGACTCTGATAATTATGGTGATGTCCGAAAAGTGAAGAAACAGACGAACAAAATCAAGAAAAATATATGAGAAAAAGTCCAAGAACTGATGCGGTATGGGAACGATTTAGAACTGATACAACAGGAGAGCTTGAGCCTGATGTGGAGTTTTCTACACTAGCCCGTGAGCTAGAAGACGAACTTAACAATGCGTTAGAAAAAATTAAGCGGTTAGAGAAAGCGGGGGATGCGATGGATGAGTATATCCTAGATCAAACCAACACTAGATTTATTATATGCGCTATTCAATGGCGAGAAGCCAAGGAGGCCAAGCCGTGAATATTGAACCTAAAGATACTAATTTCTATTCATCTGACCCAGTTAAAATGCAGATGTATGGTGACTTGTTACAAACTCAAAAAGAAATTGAAAGGTTGAATAAAAAGATACAAAAACTAATTGACGCTGGTGATGTTATGTATAAACTACTTGACCCTCCATCAATATCTATGAGAACAACCGAATATGATAACGCTCTACAAGGTTGGGATGACGCTAAATTAAAATAATATATGAAGACATTTATAAAAAAACTGATAGGACATAGACACGAAAATAGATTCAGTTGGGGTGAATTTTATTGGGGCGGTAAAGATTTAGCATTTCAATATACAGATGGTGAAGACCACAATTTATTAATTGTTAAGTTGCCATTCTTATTTAAATCCTATATCCATATTGGAAAAGAAAAGAACAATTACAATTGGAATATTAATCAAGAATGGATGTATGGTTTTTATGTATATAATTGGAATGATGATGTAGTATTTGGTTGGGGTAAACACAGAATTAGATTTGAATTTCCGTGGATGCTTAAATGGCAATCAACGGAAATACTTGACTTTGACCGCAATGTATTACATACTACTACCAATGAAGATAAAAACCGCTATAAGTTAGGCGGTAAATATGATGATGAATATGAAGTCAAAAAAACTATTAAACATCAATCATTTAATTATACATACAAGTTGAAAAATGGTTCTATTCAGAATAGAATTGCTACAATCAAATGTATTGAAAGAAGAACTTGGGGATGGAAGTGGTTTCCGTGGAAAAAATATATTAGAACCGATATTGATATTTCATTTAATGGAGAAGTTGGTGAAAAGGCTGGTAGTTGGAAAGGCGGTTGTATTGCTTGTAGTTATGATATTCTACCCAATGAAACACCAGAACAATGTTTACGCAGAATGGAACAAGAAAGAAAGTTTTAAACATTCCAGAAAAAAAGTGAAATAAAATTGAAAGAATTTGGAAAATTCTCCGTATTACATATAGACACTTCTTACAACTAGAAGTGACAAATAGAAAGTTGTCAACAACCCCTAGGCTAAAGCCATAGGGGCTTGTAATGCCGCTGTTTGTGCAACAGAGGGCTTACATACGATTGGCTGATTGACAACAGCCTGCCCATAAGTCAGGTAATTAGTCTGTGATACGGGAAGTTTGGACAATTTAGCAATATTAATTGCTGCATTAATGTCCGCATCATAAATAAGTCCGTTCTTAGAATAAAATCTACAACCTCTTCTTTCTCCATCACGATTGCCAGTAACACTATCAATCTGTGATGTATAATAAGGGCGAACTAGTAGAACCGATTTACCAAGGTTCTCCGCCTTATAGGATATTACTCTACGAAGTTCAAACATTGGCACTTGTCCAATTGAACGCTTATTTTGATATTTATGTTTCTTTTTCTTTATACCATTTAAATTTTCTAATACAATAGTATCTGCTTCTGTTTTTAATACTAAATTAGCTATTAAATGAGTTTGATTTCTATTTTTGTTAGCTTCTTTATGTCTTAATTTACCAAGATGTCTTCTAGCACTTTTGGTGCCTTTAGACTTGAGATTATCTTTTAGATGACGAAGTTTGCGTTTATCCCCGTTGAATTTTCTATCAATGACTATTCTACCATCACTACAAGCGACATTTCTACGAATGCCAATATCAACTCCTAATGCTAGTTTTTGTTTTAATTGTTCGTTGGGTTTATTATCAAATGTAAATGATATAAATAATTTACCATCATTTTCATAAATTAGAGGATCTGTATATTCATACTTGTCCAATAATTCTTTTAGTTTTGGATATACTACAAATTTAAAAGATTGTCTTCCAGAAGTGGTGGTTATACGAATTGAATATTTATCACTTTTGTTTTTTGAATAAAGTCTTTTATCCAACCGCATTGAAAGATTTTTCTTTTCAATTGATTTTTTTAATTTATGTTTATTTGACTTTGTAGATTTATAACTTGATAAACATTCTTGTTCTGCTTTAATGATAACTTGAGATGGTATATTTGAATATTGTTTACGAATGTTATTATATACTTTAGAATGTAAAACTACTAAACTATTTTTTGTTTCTTTGAATTGGAGTTGTGAAGCAAAGTTAAATACAACTCTATGCATTTCAAGAATTGACTTTAAACTATCAAAGTCTTCTTGATTTTTCATTAAAAGTTGTGTATTATATGTTATCACTTCATATAAGTATATATTTTAAATACAAAAAGTGAAAAATAATGAAAATAATTTTATGTTTGACAAAGTAATGTGGAGGTTATATATTGAGATCATAGTGAGAATTCCTCCAAAAAATATGAATAATATTGATACAAATAAAATTAAAGAAAAATTACGCAGCTATAATAGTGGTGTCCCAAAAGATACTGGTTCAATTTTATGGGAATTAATTGTTGTGGTTGAAACACTAGAACGAAATCAATATAAATTGTTGGAAAAAATTCAAGAGTTGGAGTATAATACAAGTAGACTATCATCAAATGAATTTGATACTCCTCCATATGATGAATAATGCCGAGATTAAATCAAGTTGGATGGTTATTGAAAATGATGATGTTTCTGTTTCAACAATTACACATCTTGCCAAATTATCTGGTTTAGTAAAATCATATTCTGAAGCAAAAAGTTTAATAAAAAGTGGGGGATTATACCTGAATAATCAAAAAATAACCGATGTTAATAGAGAAATATCTACAGATGATTTATTATACAACAAATACATTCTATTGCGTAAAGGAAAATCAAACTATTTTATATTCAAATTAAATCACGATGAAACCTCAATGGCCAACACTACAAGATAGACTAAATCATCCATTAAAAGATGAATTAACCGCTTTACAACAACTAAAACAAGTGTTACCATTGTCAAAACAAGCACAAGAGTTATATGATAAATTACATAAAGAATCTATTCAAGAAACCAGAAACAACGCCGGTAAAACAACCAAAGAATAAATATAGTCCTAAATACAATCGTGGAATATCATTGGTTATAACCTACAATCAACCAGACGAACAAGGATATCAGTATAAACAATGGCAAACTATTGAAACAGATGATACTAATGTTTATGCTGAACAAAGAGAAAAAATACTGAAAGAATACGAACAAACTATTAAAACTATTCATACTCAACTAGATGATAAGTCTAGTGAATATATTGTGTTTAATGATTCATTTCTTCTCAAAAAGATTGACTTTGTTAATGTAAAGGTTACAATAGAGGATAATGAATAATTATGAAGCTTAAAGATATTCTTATACAAATAAACAATGACGAACAACTAAGCTTATTGTCATTGGATGAAAGCATTGATTTACAAACATATTATTATCTTACAGAAATATTAAACATTAATATTAGATATCCGTTTGATTATACTCCTAGATTTACAGCAACATTTGCTGATAATAATAATGTAGAACATTTTATAAAAATTAATAAAAGGTTATATGATAATGATGTAGACAAATATGAAGTTAAGTTTGGGTTTATAGGAAAAAACAAAACTCCATCCTATGATAGACCCAACATTCATTATAATGTAAATCCAGATGAAAGAATTTTCAATACTCATTTGTATATTTTACTAGATATTTTTATTGAAAAATTAGATTTTTTTACATTAGCTAATGTTAATAGATTGTATCTACCAGCTACAGATTATCCAAGATACAGATTGTATAAAATTGCTCTGGGTAAATTTTTAGATAAATCAAAATATAATCTACTTGACGGAACAAAAAATGAACTCATAATTGAAAAAAAATATGAATCTCCCACTTAAACAACTAGATGTAATTGACCTAACCAAACTAATCAGAGATGTCCATTACAAACTACAATTAGACTACCAAGCCCTAATGGGTAAAATAACTGCCCTAGAAGCAGAAAATGTAGAACTAAAAGCTAAACTAGATGACCTACACAAATGGATAAATCAAGGCGGTGGTAAAAAAACTAACGCTTGACTTTCAGAAAAACCCGTGGTAAATTAAAAGAACAATAAGAAAAACTATGAAAATTAATGAAAACGAAGTAATCCTACACGGTGAGTGTATGGTATTTTTGAGCAATTTGCCAACAAATGCCAAGAAAATGAACATCAACGATAATTATGTTATTGTTGCTCCGAGTGAAACAACTGGTAATCATCACATTGTGGATGTTATGCCAGGCGTGGAATTTTTCCAAAGTGAAACTGGAACACTATATATGCAAAATAGTGTTGATACCGCAATTCGATGTGTGATAGATTCACGCCACAGTGAAATTGTATTACCAGCTGGTAATACATATGAATTCGGTAGTCAATTCGAATATGATCCGTTTGCTGCAAGACTTCAAAAAGTCCGAGACTAACATTAGTTTAACCATTAAACATACATAATATGTCCTCAGAAAAAATCACATCACTGACTCCGGAACAAGAGATTTTCCTCAAAGAATTTTATCAGAAAAATCTCAATGTTGGGCGTTCAATTGTGCCTATTGATCACGAAAAGGCGGAAGATGTCATTACCAAGTTATATAAACACATTGGTTTTAATAAACCTAATTTTCACTATTTTCGTAGTGCGTTTGAACTGATTACCAAACATCCCGAAGTTAAATTGGATAATTATTTCGGGGGACAACAGTGGGTATATTGGAAGGCGTTTTACACTTTTTGTGAAACAATCGGTATAAAGTATGAAAAGGAAAATTCCGAGTTGCTCGCATTGTGGATGCAAGAAGCAGAACATTTGCATTGGTGGTTTCCGTATGAAAATGATTGTATTATCATTGAACGACCAATTAAATTGTCAGTCAATGACGGTGGTTTTCTACATTGCGAAAGCGATAAAGCGATTGAATATGCCGATGGTTGGGGAATGTATTATTTGAACGGCGTGAAAGTGAATGAATATCTTGTTATGACTCCTAGTGAGTATCTTGATATCAATGTCTTTCTTAAGGAAACCAATGCTGATATTAAGGCAGAATTTGTCCGTAAATACGGCGTTGAGCGTATGGCACATCTTGGCACTAAGGTTGATAGTTATAAGAAATATTCAAAGAAAACCCATAGTTGGTGGCATAAGAGTCAGTATGAATTGTGGGATTTGAAGGTGTTGTTTCCAGGTTTGGATTATCAACCATTTGTTAAGATGTTGAATCAGACAACTGGAATTTGGCATATGGAGGCTGTAAGCCCAAGCTGTCAAGATTTAAAGTCGGCAATTAAAGAACGATTTGGTGGCCGTGAAATGAAGATTATTAACATCGCCTGATAGATATTTAATCCTAATTAAAAAGCCTCCAATATCACACATTATTGGAGGCCTCCAATATCACACATTATTGGAGGCTTTTATTTATTACACAATGAATTTCACAAAACCAATAAAACATAAAATTCAATTACAGAATCAATTATACGATCAATTACACAGTCAATTAAACCGTCAATTAGAAGATCAATTAGAAGATCGATTAAACCTTCAATTACGCAATCAATTAATCACTCAATTATACGATCAATTATCCAGTCAATTAAACAATCAATTACGCAATGAACTTCAACAATCCACTATTAAATAAATTACACACTCAATTACACACTCAATTATTCCGTCAATTAGAAGAACAATTACACTGGCAATTGCACACTCAATTATCCAATAAATTGCACAATCAATTATACGATCAATTAATCGAGAAATTATATTGGCAATTATCCGATCAATTAGTCAGTCAATTACGCCATGAAATTCAACACTCCACTAAAAACTAAATTATACAATCAATTACACACTCAATTATTCCGTCAATTAGAAGAACAATTACACGATGAATTATACACTCAATTAGACACTCAATTATACGATCAATTATACAATCAATTATCCAGTCAATTACACAATCAATTACACTGGCAATTACGCCATGAACTTGAACAATCCACTATCAAATAAATTACACACTCAATTATGCCGTACATTATTCGAGCACCCTCAATTAGAAGATCAATTAGCCGATCAATTAACCGATCAATTAACCGATCAATTAACCGATCAATTATATATTCAATTATACAATGAACTTCACAAAACCAATAACAAATAAATTAAGAGATCAATTAAACCGTCAATTATGGGATGAATTCAACAATTCAATACGAAATAAATTACACACTCAATTAGACACTCAATTAGACTGGCAATTATACAATCGATTACACACTCAAACAACCCGTCAATTATCCCATCAATTATACAATGAAATTCAACAATTCAATACGAAATAAATTACACACTCAATTAGACACTCAATTAGACTGGCAATTACACCGTCAATTATGGGATCAATTAGGCACTAAATTATCCACTAAATTATTCAATCAATTATCCCATCAATTATCCCATCAATTATCCGATCAATTAGGCTGGCAATTAAACACTCAATTAGAAAATGAACTTCACAAAACCAATAAAAACTAAATTATTCACTCAATTATCACATCAATTACAGACTCAATTAGACAAACAATTATGGACTCAATTAAACAATCAATTAAACAGTCAATCAAACACTCAATTATACAATCAATTATCCGATCAATTATACACTCAATTAGACCGTCAATTATTCAATCAATTAAACAGTCAATTACACAATGAATTTCACAAAACCAATAAAACATAAAATTCAATTACAGAATCAATTATACGATCAATTACACAGTCAATTAAACCGTCAATTATACAATCAATTAGACGATCAATTATACAATGAATTTGACAAGAAAAATATTTGACTTTCAGAAATCTATCTGGTATACTCTTAAAAATGAAAGTGGTTATCAACTCAAGTTATGGCGGTTTCTACCTAAGTTCAGAAGCGCATATTCTATATGCTAAACTCAAAGGTTATAATCTAATCACACGGGGTGATGATACTTTTAAAATTTTCTATAAAAATGAAGAAAATGATGAAAACATAATTGATGATTGGAATATTGATAGAACGGACTCTACTCTTGTACAAGTTGTAGAAACTTTGGGTGAAAAAGCAGGTCAAGGAAAATATATCAAACTTAAAGTAGTAGAAATTCCAGATGATGTTAAATGGCTCATTAGGAGGTCAGAAACTAACGGGGGTGAATATATTGCTGAAGAACATAAAACGTGGAAATAATATGCGCTTATACTCTAAAAAGAATAAAGAAGACCTATTTGATATCTTTGATGTTGATATCAGTGTTCCCAAAATCAAATGGGGAACTCAACCAGGAAACGCATGGGGTAATGATTATCCAACAAAAGTCATAGATATTAATTTTGATACCAAACTTGTTTACCGCAAAGATAAAACTTTTTGGTATTTTGAATTGACTTTGATAGGATTTGGGTTTACTATTCATAGACAAACCAGTTATTAATTATATGCAACCACACGATGTAGATATCACAATCAATTTCCACAACGGAACTCAGATTCAAACTAAAGTTGATTGGAAATCAATCAAGTTGTTGAAATCAAAACACAAAATATCCGCCGTAGAACAAGCATATAATTATACACTTTTACAAACAGATAAAATCAATTTAGAAAATTCAACGGTAAAGTAAAAAATAATATGAAATACAGAATTTGGAGCAAAAATGCCGAATGTTATACTAACGAACCTGAATATCCAGGTTCATCACTACATTGCACTTCAAACTATTACCTAGACCACAATGGTAATCTTGTTGACTTTGTAACATCCCTTGAAAGTAATCAAGATGATGCATCAAAATGTGATGTAGACCAAGAAGCTTATAAAATTGAACTATGTACCGGCTTTAAAGCCACAAACGGTGAATATTTATACGAAGGTGACATAGTAGAACTACCTCTAGGTATCAAAACCACTATTGGTAGAATAACCTGGGAACACTTTGGTTTTATGATATATGAGCGTACCGGTGGAGTATTGCAGTTTGTACAAAAACCCTATACTTACTTGGGTAATTATAACAAAAATCCAGAAATTCTAAAAGTTTCCGTCAAAATTGATAATGTTGGAGGACACTAATATGGATAAAGTAAAACAAGTTATTGTAATCTAAAGAGATAAATTGTTTTTGGTTATGATGATCATATATATTGTATATGATCATTTATCTTGTAACTAATTTGGTGAACCAAATGAAATATGTTGGTCAAACAATTCAAACACTTAAAAAGCGTAAAGCTGCACATTTGAATGCAGCATATAGAGGAAGCACATATTATTTTCATAGATCAATCAAAAAGTATGGAAAACAAAATTTTTCATGGGAAGTTATATATAAAGCTTCTTCATTTGAAGAATTGAATGTAAAAGAAATCGAGTGTATTAAAAAGTATAATACTTTTTCAAAGTTTGGTTATAATTTAACGGAGGGTGGTCGTGGTATTCTTGGATGGAAACATTCAGATGTTACAAAAGAAAAAATTAGAAAATTTGCAATTTCTAGTAATGTATGTAAAAATTTAATTGATTATAATCAAAACGAAGAAAATAAAAAAAGACTATCTGATGAATTAAAAGGAAAAACTTATGAAATGAGATTTGGTGATGAAAAAGCCAAACAAATAATAAAAGATAAACAACGATCATATAATGAAAAATATGGTCTGAAAAAAGCATCTGAAATTAGAGAAAAAATATCTAAAAATAGTAAATCTGGATTGGAAGTGGTTAGAACAAAAATGTCTGAATCACACAAAAAAAATTTAGATATAAATGGAAAAAAGATTGGCATTACAGATCAAGGTCGTGAAAAAATGAAAAATCATATGATCGGAAGTAAAAATCCATGTTATAAACACATTGATGAAAATATGATAACATCATTAATATTTGATTATCAATCTACTAAAAAAGTTACAAATGAAATGGCCAAAAAACACGGAATATCTAAATATTTGATTATTAGAGTTTTAAAACAAAAAGGAATATATGAAAGAAAACGACAGAATAAAGCAAACCATAATAATGCGTAAGGATTTGCAATTGAGCAAAGGACAAATGGTTGCTCAAGGTGCTCATGCAAGTATTGCTTTCTTAACCAATCTAGTCAGAGCATATCCCGACGATGTTATTCCATTCAATCATCGTGAAGAACAATGGATTAAAGGAACTTTCTTTAAGGTTTGTTTGGCTGTAAATAGTGAAGAAGAACTACTTGACATTGGATATCAAGCTGTTATACTGGGTCTATCAGTCAAATATATTGAAGAAACCACTGGATTTGATAAACCTACTTTCACTTGTCTAGCCATTGGACCAGATTATAGTTCTAAAATTGATCCAGTCACTAAACATCTAAAACTACTATGAGACAATTTATTTACAGAATCTGGGGCATTAAAGAAAAGAAATACGTTATGACTGCATCTCTTTACGAAGATCCAGAATTAATGCCTTTAAACGAATACTTCAAACGTGAGGAATATATTATTGAAGAATATACTGGACTAGATGATATCAAAGGCACTAGAGTATTTGAAGGAGATATTGTTAAACAAAAGATTGGCCGTAAATATGAATATAACGCAGTTGTATGGGAAAGTTGTGGTTGGTATATAAATGAATTTCCGCTAGTTATGTTTGATGATGGTATGATTGTAGCGGGTAACATTCATCATCATAGTAAACTTTTAAAGAAATAAATATGAAATTTAGATTGTGGGACGAAAAATACAATTGTTGGGATGAATCTCCAATTACTTGTTATCCAAATGAAGACTTTAAAAAACAAGGTAGAACTATTCAATGGTCAACCGGCTTAAAAGATAAGAATGGTAAAGAAATCTACCAAGGCGATATCGTCAATACCATTTATCCACACGATCCACATCAAAACATCGGTGAAGTAATTTACCATACAGAAACTTGTAGTTTCAGAATCAAAACTTATAAACATCTATTGCCTATTGTTACACTTAGGTTTGTAGATGATAAACCCCAAGGACTATTACAAGTAGCAGATGAAGTGGTTGGAAATGTGTTTCAATTGCCATGTAAACCAGACCACAATGGAGAATGTATCCATTGCGATTGCTGGATGTCCGATTGCCAATTCCGAAAAAAGAAAGAATTGTAACTAATCTGTAACTATATAAAAACTATATATAAGAATATGATATGTTTACTTAAAAAGTTTTTTAAAATGGAAGTTAGTAGTAATTTACACAATGAGTGTTGTGACAAAGAGTTATTAAAATCTGTTTTAAATGAAATAAAAGTTCAGAACGAAAGGTTAAATGAAATTATGAGTGCTATAAATAATCTACAAGATGCAATCGCTCGTCTATCAACCGCAACAGACGCAGCAGTAACAGTATTAAATACGCCACATCCAACCGAAGAAGCTCTACAAGCAGCTGCTGATTTGGTAAATGCTCAAGCTGCTCGTTTAGAAGCTGCTAGTGATAACGATCCAAATACTGTTGCTTGATATTAAATTAAGTGTATAATATTTAACCCCTCATTATTCATTTAATGAGGGTTTTTTGTTTCATATCTGTAACACATTCGGGGATATTTATAAACGATGAAAGTACGCACATTATTTATAAGTGATTGTCATATAGGTAGTGATTATTGTAACCACGAAAAATTATTGAAATTATTGAGTGAAGTTGAATGCGAGTATCTCTTTTTGGTAGGTGATTTTATTGATGGTTGGATATTGAGTAGAAAGTTTAAGTGGCATAGCAATTATAACACAATTCTACAAAAGATATTGCGTATGAGTCGTAAAGGTACGCAAGTATATTATGTGTGGGGTAACCACGATGACTTTATCGAACCATTCAATGACATATACGTTGGCGATAATATACAAGTTGTAAGAGAAATTACTCATACCACATTAAAAAACGAAAGAATATTGATTATTCACGGTGATCAATTTGATGGATTAGTAACCAAAAATAAGTGGATACAACATATTGGTTCCGTAATATATGATTATAGTTTGTCGGTAAATAAACTATTTAGAATATTCAAATTTAGCTTCAGTAACTTTCTCAAACAAAAAGCAAAAGAAGCTGTAAAATATATAGGCAATTATGAAGCTACCGTTGTACATTATTGTAAAAATAGTGGACACGATAGTATTTTATGCGGTCATATACACAAACCAGAATGTACCATTATTGATGGTATAAACTATTATAATTGTGGTAGTTTTATTGTTGGAGAAAATACATCGTATATAATTGAAACTTTGGATGGGGAAATTAAATTAATTAAACTATGAAAATCATATTTGGAACTTGTATAAGTGGCAACGGACATCAAACACAAGCTATTGCTACTAAACAATATTTGGAAAAACAAGGTATAAATGTTATTTGTAATTTAGTAGGAAAGCCATTTAAAAATAAATTGCCAAAATATTTCACAGACGAATTCAATATAATACAACACAACGGATTTGATTTTGTATTTGACAATGTAGGCAGAGTTGTTATCTGGAAAACCATAGTAAAGAACACATTTGAATTACCACGCTTAATTGTATCATTCATTAAAATCTGTAACATCATCCAAAAAGAAAAGCCAGATGCTATATTCAACTATTATGAACCACTGGTAGGTTTAACCGCATTATTCTTTAAAAACATAAAGTATGTAAGCTTTGGACATCAATACGCAATGGATTCTGCTATATATCCAAAAATAAATGGATATCCTGTACAAAAGTTATTTTTAAATATCATAAACAAAATCACTAGTATCAGATCCAAAATCGTAGCATTAAGTTATTATGAATTTAATGATGATGTTATGATTGTAAGTCCTCCAATATTAAGAAGTGAAAGTTATAGTGTATCACACAAACAAGAAGACTTTGTGTTGGTATATCTAATGAATGAAGATATGTTACCGCAATTGATTAATCAAGCAAAAAAATATCCAGATATCAATATTCATTGTTTTACCAAATTAACCAAACAATATGATGAACTACCAAATTTAAAGTTATTTAATCTTGATGGTAAACTATTTCAAGAAAAGATGAAGGTATGTAAGGCAGTAGTATGTAGTGGAGGATTTGAAACAAGTGCTGAAGCAATATATCATAAAAAGCCATTGTTGATGATACCAATGCCTAATCATTATGAACAACACGCTAATTGTAATGATGCTTATTTAAGTTCGTATGCAATTTATAGTGAATCAATTGACTTGAGTAAGATACCAAAATATCAGTTGGGTAATAAAAAATGGTTTGATACCTATCAATATGTTTTGCAACGCGTTCTTTATTATATACGTTGACCAAGAAATATAATATTGATTTAGTTATCATATATTGATATAGTATTAGTATATGGAAAAACTAAATCGTAAAGGGTTTTTCTCCACCCTATTTGGAGGAATCGCAGGTGTTGTTGCTGGTTCAAGTGTAAAAGCATCAGAACCTATTGTACCAACACCACCAGTTGAAAATGTTGTTACTTGTGATAAATTAGTATTCACAACTAGTGATGGTGCTAGTTGTGTAATGCAGTTTAGAGACAATGATAACTTTGAAATACGTGTAAATAATAGCGAGAATATTTCAGTCATCGGATTGGGCACTCATACTCCTACAGCGAAATTAGATATACGATGTGATAGTTAAGAATCATTGTTGCTATATAGTTATTTGTGGGGACAACACCCTCTATTGTGGTTACTCTAATAATGTTGAAAAACGAGTTAGTGATCATTCTAGAGGGTGTGGTGCTAAATATACTAAGACACGATTACCTGTTAGATTAGTATACACTGAATGTTTTGATAGTAAGAGTGAAGCAATGAAGAGAGAGTATCAAATCAAACAATTGACCCGTCAACAAAAGTTAAAACTAATAAGTGAAAAACAATAAAGCATTTACACTAATAGAGTTAGTATTAGCCATAACCATATTGCTTGGTATTATTGGTGCAATTGTTATTAACTATGATAGTTTGGTTGGTAATACCAGATACTATGAAGCTAGAGAAAACTTAAAGACACTATTGATTAATCTCAAACATCAAGCAGCATTTCAACAACGTGAGTTTGAACTTACGTTTGATGAAAACTATAATATGTACAGTTCATTTGATGATGTTTATTTGATGGATGCTGTTACAAATGACTTGAAGATACTACAATCAAGTGCTACAAAGATAGTATTTTTCCTTGACGGAAGCGTACAAGAGAGTTATATTGTTACTAGTAACTTGGAGGGAACCATCACCAACAAATTTATTATTAATGTTATTGGTGGGGTAAATTACGAGGGTACTACAAATATTGTTTTAGAAAAAAATGAATCTAATTTACAAGCAGATCAACAACCAGAAGTTCCACGTACTGACTCCGAATAATCATTTAGTTGGTGAACTTATTATGGATGTTGATGGTTATTTTTACTTTTGGCCCAGTAATGATGGTTGCTGGACATCTCACATAATGCGTTCTATTGCTAATAAGTTGGATGAAATTAACAAGCCTTGGAATGATGAAGTTACTGAATATTTTGAGAAGGAAAAGATCATACTGTGACCAAAGTTTATTTGCCTGTTATTTGTTATAATCACACTGTACTATCACACTTTATGTTTAGTGTGATGAAGTTGATATTTGAGGGACAACGTAGGGGTATATCATTTAGTTTAGACTGTATATACTTTGAAAGTTTGATTGCTAGAGCTAGAAATGCTGCAGCTGCTAATTTTTTAAATCAACCGGATTGTGATTATATGATGTTCATTGATAGTGATATATCATTTGAACCCGAGAGTTTCTTTTCTTTGTTAAAGGCTGATAAAGATGTTATTTCAGGTTTATATCCCAAGAAGTATATTAATTCGTCTAAAGTAAAGTTGTTAGCACAACAAGGACCAGAAATGATCGGGGATAATTACGAAGAACTATGTACTGACTTTGCTACAGAAATTAAACTCAATCCCGAAATGAAAAACATAGAAGAAGTAAATTATGCTGCTACTGGATTCATGTTATTCAAGAAACGTGTGTTCAGTCAGATTGCTAGAGAAATGCCTAATATAGCATATAAGAATGATATTGACGGGTATATGGGATATGGCGATAAGTTCTATGATTTCTTTCCATGTAAAATAAATGAAAAGACAAAGAAATATGAAAGTGAAGATTATGGCTTTTGTAATCTTTATAGAAGTATCGGTGGTAAAATACATGTAGATACCACTTGTAACTTGACTCACTATGGTTGGAAAGGTTATAAAGGTAACTTGTTTGTACAAAACAATCTGTTTTTTAAATCATGAGATTGATAATTTGTTTACCCGGCAATAATTTCTCTGGTCAGTGGTTAGATAGTTTTATACCATTTTATAATTGGTGTATTAGTAACAAAATCACTCCTATACTTTCTCGTAGAGAATCATGTAACATCTATTATGTACGTAATATGTGTTTGGGCGGTGATTCTAATGCTGGAGAAAATCAAAAGCCATGGCAAGGTAGAATCGAATATGATTATATACTTTGGATTGATAGTGACAATATGTTCAAAGTGGATGACTTTATTAAGTTATACAACATGCAGAAAGATATAGCATCTGGTTTATATCTAATGCATGATGGTAAACACTATGCTACTGTAAAGGATTGGAACGAAGATCATTTTAAGAAGCATGGTAGTTTTGAATTTTTAACTTTCGATAAATTAAAACAATACAAAGATCCATTTACAGTAGACTACACTGGATTTGGCTTTATACTTATAAAACGGGGTGTATTTGAAAAACTGAAATATCCATGGTTTAGACCAATTTGGAAACAATTTGGCAATGTTACTGAGTTTACAATGGAAGACGTAAGCTTTTGTCATTTGGTAAAAGAATGTGGTATTGATGTTTGGGTACATCCTGAAGTTGTGGTAAAACACGAAAAGAAAATATTGTTATGATTATTATATTAACAGGTCAACCAAATAGTGGTAAAACCACATTGGCGTTAACATTAGAAACATATTTAATTAAAGCAAATCGTACAGTTGCAACTATTGACGGCGATATGTTACGTAGTATTAGTAACAATAAAGACTATAGTATTAGTGGCAGAAAAAGTAATGTAAGATTAGCTATAGAAATGGCAAAAACTAGCAACAAATTATATAATTACACAATAATGTCGTTAGTATCTCCGTTCAGAAATTTAAGAGACTCATTAAAAAATGAGTCTACACATATTGTAAAAGAAGTATATCTACATAGTAACAGATTAAGGGAGGGTAAGATGGTAGATTATTATGAACCGCCATTAAATAACTATCTTGATATTGACACTGATAAAAATTCTATTGAACAATCAATCAAACTAATTTTAGATTATATACAATGAAAGCAATACTCGCAATGGCACAAAATAGGGTTATAGGCAAAAATGGTGGATTATAATATTTCAACTAACTTATTTTCATATTCTAAATATCTGTAAAATTTACATTTTAATTTATCTATAAGGTATTTTTCTTTTTCCCTATCTTTTTTATTTCTTCGTTTATCAATTTTATGTTTTAATTCGTCATATTCTATGACTATATTATTATGTACATCATATGCATCTAAAAAATATCCTCCAATTTGAATTTCCCCACCGTTTAATGCATGTTGTAATTTCCAACCTTTTTCTTCATTTAGTTTATCAAAATACAAACATGCGTTTTTATTAAAATTTGGAAAATGAACCGATCCATTATTTTTTATCTGTTTTATTCTTATCAGTCTTAATTTCTCCTTCCACATAATAACATTTTTAATTTGTTCTTGTATTTTTAGTTTATCTCGTTCTTCTTTTGTAAGACGAACTCCTCTTCTTTTTAATGATAACATTTCACCTTGACACGTATAACATTTAGCATTTATTTTATCCGCTCGTTGTTTATTACTTATATTGTTGTATTTGAGTATATTGTTACAATCTGGGCACTTTCTGGTTTTTAACAATTCTAACTCTTCAGAAGTCATATTTTTTCTAAAATTTCTTTTCTTATGTTCTGCTTTTTCATAATACAATTCGTTTCTTCTTTTTTTTAATTTATCTTTATTTTTTTGATAGTAAGATTGAAAGTATTCTTTTTGTTTTAATTTATCATTCATATATGTATAAATAGTAATTAAACAATTCAAAATCATCTTTACAATTTAATTTTATCTGATAATATAGTTATATGAAATCAATAATGGCAATGTCTGAAAACCGATGTATCGGAAAAGAAAATAAAATTCCGTGGTATGTTCCAAACGACTTCAAGTGGTTCAAAGAATTTACAATGGGTGGAACACTTATTGTGGGTAAAAATACATTTGATACACTACCATTTCTAAAAAATAGAGAATGTCTTGTACTAGTCAAAGAAGACAAAATAATGGCTGCAAATCCAAATCAATATCTAGTAAACAATAATTCTATGACTGGACAACTGATTACAATGACAGATCTTGAATCATATAGTCAATTTAGAAAAGACTATTTAATTGTTGCTGGTGGTGCTAAAACTTATCTTAAGTTACTGCCTTATATTAAGGAATTTTATGTTACGCATGTAAATGGCAATTATGATGGTGATGTATTTATGTCTAGTTTTGAAGATACATTTAATAATCAAGAAACAGTAAAAGAATTTGACGGGCACAAAGTTATCAAGTATAGTAAGTAATATGTCTAATTTAGATAAAACATTTCAAGAAACTTTAGAGTTAATCCTAACAAAGGGATATAAAAAAGAAGATAGAACTGGAACCGGAACAATTTCTTTTCCAGGCGTAATGATCCGTCACGATATGTCGGATGGATATCCATTGCTTACATTACGAACTGTTCCATTTAAATCTGCTGCAATTGAATTAGAAGGATTTATTAAAGGCATTACATCCAAACAATGGTATAAAGAAAGAGGATGTAATTATTGGAATCAATGGTGTAACCCACAAGTAGTTCCATATGGTATTGACGTTGATACCAAGAAGAAAATGGAAGAATGTGATGATTTAGGTGAAATATATGGAAAGCAATGGAGACATTTTCAAGATCCTCAAAATCTTTATGGATCTACAATAAAAGATCAATTAAAAGATGTAGTAGATGCTCTTAAATCTAATCCTAATAGTAGAAGAATGTTGTGTAGTGCTTGGAATCCTCTAGCATTAGAATATATGGCATTACCGCCTTGCCATTTTGCTTGGCAAGTAAATGTTACAGACGGTAAACTCAATTTGTTTTACTATATGCGAAGTGTAGATTTTGTGTTGGGTAATGATTTAAATACTTATGGATTGCTCTTACATCTTTTAGCAAAGGAATCTAATTTAAAAGAAGGTATGTTAGTTGGATTCTTTGCAGATGCACACATTTATCTAAATCATATAGATGGAATTAAAGAATTGTTAAGTAGAGATGCAACGAGTAGCTTGCCAACCATAAAAACTGATAACTTTAAATCAATATATGATTGGCAATATAGTGATACAATTTTACTTGACTATGAACCACTACCTAGTGTAAAGTTTAAAGTAGCTGTATGAAGAAGCTTACAAAGAAAGAACGTGAAGATATCAAAATGAGATTGGAATATTTTGATAAAATTGTAAAAGATACCCGTGAGTTAATTAAACAAGGTTATACATTACCAGATTTAAGCAGTTTGGTAATTCCAAGACGATGATATACGAATATTCAATAAAAATACATACAGTCATTGATTATTCAGATCTTGAAAAGATAATGAATGATTATGGAACAAAAGGATATCGTGTAGTCAAAGCATAATTTATCGGTGATGTGTTTGAAAATGGTAGACCAATGAAAAATTTCGTGGTATACTTGGAAAAGAAGATTAATAAATGAAAACAAATTACTACGTTATTATTTTAGATCAAAACAACAATCTGTGTGTTGATTCATTAGGCGAATGTCTCAGTGAAGACGATTCATTAACTGAAGCAAATAAGTATCGTAAGAAACATAAAGCAGATGTAATCTGGACTTGCACACAAAGTGCATTGAAAAATTTAAAAGAATCACTTAAAAAATATGATAAGCAACTATAATTTATTCTTGGAATAAATAAAATATTATTATATGTTGTTATATTTTTTAATAAATATATAATTTTTATATTGGTTGTAAACGCCTCGTATTAAAAGTTTAAAACTTGAATAAGACAAATTATGTTCTCTACAATAACGATTTAAATTATTAATAATTAATTTTTCGCCTTTATATATAAATTCATATGTTTTTGAAAGTTTACTTGAAAAATTTTCATATTTTATTTTTTTTATTTGATCTATATCCGTGGTAGGCAAAATCCATCCTTTCCATTGGATATATTCAGATGACAAAACTTTTTTTATACCGGAAGGATTTAATCTATACTTTATACAAAAGTCTTTCATTTTAACAATTTCAACAATCTCATTTGTTTTAATGTTTTTTAAATATATACCTTTGTAAAAATTATTATATCTGCTACATTTAGGAGCATTTTCGTATGATTTTTTGATAGATAAAAACTTATTATATTTTCTTAAAAATCCGATTTTATCAGTATCCATATTTTCATATACAAAATTTCCAAAATTAACAATATCAATTTTATTATTAATAATTAAACAAGAACCGCTACCTTTTTTATTTTTAGATTGTACAATTTTAGTATTAATTTTTAATTTTTCAAAAATATATTTTTGAAAATATGACCAATCTTGGTTATATGATGATGCTATTGAAAAAGACTGACCGATGTTATTTTTTCTTATATAAAAACATCCATCTCCATCAATCAATCCCCTAAAATAAAATCTATGCAAATTTTCAGGAATATGTTGCAATACACACTCGTGACTAATATAAGATTTTTTGTCAAATCCAATTTTTAAAAGAAAATTACACAGATTTATGTTATGTATTTGTGATTCTAATAATTTTTTGTAGTTTTCATTGGAATTTTTATATGCGTAAAATTTCCAATTTTTGAAATTTGAAGAACATAATATGTATTTAACATTTTTCATATCTTTTTCACAAATTCTAATTCCAACAGAATAATATTTTCCATTTGAATGTTTACAAAGATATCCATCTGACCATAAAAGACCAAGTGTGTAAGCGGTTTCAGCATTATCTATATTTAAAAAATTGTTATCCATATAATCTTATATAGATATACATATCAAATAAAAAATCTAAAACGATTGACATTTTAACTTTTATAAACTAATATAAGACTATGAGTTATTATTTACTACTAGATGACATTCGGGAAATTTCCGATGTTAGAAAATATTGTACGTTACCAAACATTCCGGATAATGAATGGATTCTCGTTAGATCATATAATGAATTTGTTACAACAATAAATAAATTGGGATTGTCCAAATTCGTTTCTTTTGATCACGATTTGTCAGACTGCCATTATGGACACGGTTTAAACAGAGATGATATTCCATATGATTCATATAAGGAAAAGACTGGATATGACGCAGCTAAATGGCTTGTGGATTATTGTATGAATAAAGGGATTAAACATCCGTCATATGTAGTACACTCTATGAACCCCGTAGGAAAATCCAATATAGAATCTTATATAGAGTCATATAACAAAACTGTATGAAGAGCGCTGATAACATAGTTGAAATACAAGAATCTGAACTTAAAAAGTATACCAAATTAAAAGAGGGTTCTAAAATTGAAGAGGGTGACTTAGTTAATGTATATGACAATACTTATGCTGAGTTAAGCAAAGGCAGTCGTGTTTGTAAAGAAGTTGTGAATAAATTTAATACAATTTTGAGGTTAAAATGACTAAATTATTGTTGGGGTTGACAATATTAGTATTAGTATATATTGTGGGTTGGCATCAAATTTATGGTCAATTTATTAGTAGTTTTTATAAGAAGTATGAATTGTACTTAATATGGTTGAGTGTACCTAGTACTTTATTATCTATATATGCAACTAAGCTATTGGCAGAATATTTTAACGGAAAAATGTGGCCAAATAGAATTTTTACATTTAGCATTGGTATAGTTATGTTTACAATATTAACGCATATTTATTTTAATGAAAAATTAAGTTATAAAACATTGACACTAATTGCGTTGAGTGGTTTAATAGTAATATTACAGTTAATATGGAAATAACATCAAATATAATCTTAACTGAATCAGCCGCATCTCATATTTCTGAGATGTTGGTTGATGATACAACAAACACAGGTAAATCATTACGAGTATATGTAGAAGGTGGTGGATGTTCTGGTTTACAATATGGTATGGTATTTGATGAAACTAGAGATGATGATGTAGTATCTGAATATTTTGGTGTCAAAGTATTGACTGATAAATTTAGTGCCAATTATTTATCTGGTTGCGTAATTGATTATAGTGATGAATTAATTGGTGGCGGATTCAAAATCAACAATCCAAATGCAGAATCTAGTTGTGGATGTGGAAAATCATTCGCAACATAAAATTATGAATAATAAAATTGAAAAATTACCAAATGGTGACTTTAAAGTAGTATCTGAAATGGAAGAATGTATTGTTTGTGGAGTTGATACAAATGAACCCAAAGATAAACATATCGACTATCGTTACAACTACGTAGAAGGAGCTGGTCAACTTTGTAGTAAATGTGCTGAAAAATATGAGTGAATTAACCAAACCCAATGCTTTTGTATTCAAAGCATTCATTGATAACGAATACAAACTATGTGTGTGTCCACGTATTGATAATAAGTGGAGCGAAGCAGACATTGTTTACATCCAAGATTACGATGGAGCATTTGATGATGTGCTTCATGAAAAATATTTCAGTGTTCTATTTGTAGGATACGAAAAAACCAACGATACAAACGGAAAATTTACTTTGAAAAACGTAAATGCACAATATATCAAAAGTGATACAGCAATTGCTTCAGATATGTATGCGAACAATTCATTTTTTAATACAATAGAGAAAGGATATCAACATTTTTATGAGCAATCAGAACGGCAAGGGGAGCAAACAGCGACCAACCAATAAAAAACAATACGACAAAAACTTCGATTCTATTAATTGGGGAGATAAAAATAAATCCAAATCTACCGAGAAGTGAAAAAAGTAATTCTTACCAAAATTGAATACGAATTTCTAATCGAATGTTTAGAAAAGCTAGAGAAACACACAGATGATTCACCAGCAGATTCAAAATGGTTTGAAAAAATGGACACAACTCGTAGACTCTATGAATTGGAGATGGATCACTTTAATATAAAAAAGTATGGTGATCCATCTACCAAATATCAAATGGTCAAATGGCTACTAACAAAAGTTAAGACCAAATCACTTGACTTTTAAAAATAATCGTGTTATACTCTCAGTATGCTAAAGTTTAGTTCCAATAAACAAAAGATTGTAATTGCTGCTGATCCACATAATCATTACACAAAGTTGGATACCATCTTTACCAAAGAAGATGGCGATATCAACATTTGTTTGGGTGATTGGTTTGATAGTTTCAATTTGGATGATGTTACTGACTATGTTGCTACAGCCAAATATCTAAGAGATGTATTTCTTCCTAACCCAAAGAACTATACTCTATTTGGTAATCACGATATACACTATCTGTTTAATGCTTCTACATCTTGGTGTAGTGGTTATGAACAATGGAAGTATGATGCAATTGATAACGTTATTGGCAAGGTCAGAGGTGATATACAAGATAACTTTCACTGGTCGATTGTTGTAGATGATATTCTATTAACCCACGCTGGATTGGATAAACGTTTGTTGCCTCCAATTTGTGCCACAAATGAAGTTATCTTCAAGTATCTGGATCAAAGTGATAATGATGCTAGAACCAAACTAAAGATCAATGAACCACATTGGTTTTATGGTGCTGGATATGCAAGGGGTGGTAGAAACAAAGTTGGTGGTATTGTTTGGTGTGATTTTAACGAAGAGTTTCAACCCATTGAAGAGTTGAGACAAATTGTGGGTCATACAAATCAATGGCGAACTGGTAAATCCGCACAATATCATAGAGAAGGATTTGCTAATATCGTTGATGCAAACAATATTTGTATTGATTGTAATCTTAGTCAGTATATTACTATTACAAATGGTAAGATTGAACTGAAGAACTATAGCGATCTGTAACCTAATGTTACAATATAATGGGGGATGTTACGTAACAGTGACATCCCTTGTTTTATTTAAAATGTATGATATTTTTATAGTATATGGACAACCTTCAAATTACTTGCAATTATTGTGATATGCCAGCTAAATTAAAGCGGGATAAGATTTATATGCAATGTCATTGTTGTGATGATCGTCGTATCATTGATCTTCGTGAGTATCTTTTAGAAGATAAACATCACGATTATTTATATTCTATGTTCAATGATAATTTTGTGTATAATGAAGCCAAAGCTTAATAGTTATATTTAACGAAAGGTATAACACTATGTCAGGTCTTTATTTAGGAATCAAAACACAAAATCCAGTTGTAGGTCTTACTAGCAACAATCCAGGTACCGCAAATGCTATGTTAGCTGCTCAACAAATGGATCAAGCTCAACAACAAGGCCAACAACCACAACAAGCTAGATGGTCTAACCAAGCACCAACAGTTGTACACGAAATGCCTTGGCACAAAGCACATCCTGGTTTGAAAAACGTTAAATAATTTTTTTTGTTTGTTTATTCATCATACCCCCACAGTAAAATGTGGGGTTTTTTGTTTGACACATATACACTCTGTGATATAGTTGTAATATGGATCTCAAAAAAATCAACGAACGATTAGAAGATTCTGAAAACACACCTCTTTCAGAAGAAAAATGGTATAGAACCAATAAATTTGGTGACTGGTTGTTTGATACAGTACCATATGGTTGGCGTGTATATTACAAATGTCATGACATTAAACGATGGTTTATTAGTACATATCAACGTATGCGTTATGGTGTAAGTAATGAAGAATGTTGGAGTTTGGATGGTACATTCAGTAAGTTTATTCTACCCAGACTAAAACACTTCAAGAAAATGAAACGGTATGGTTATCATCCAGATTTCACACCAGAAGAATGGGAAAATGTACTTGATGAACTTATTTGGACATTTGAATATCTAAATGATGACGAACGATTCAATCCATTTCCACATTATCTTGGAGATACAGAATGGTTTTTAAATAAAGGAAAAACTCCAGAACAAAAACAATCTTTTGATGAATGGATGAAAAAACACAATGAATTGCAAGAACGTAAACAAAAAGGTTTGCAATTATTCGCTAGATATTATTGCCATCTTTGGGATTGAATTACAATTATTCAGATGATATCTATAAAAATTAGGAGTTTTTTTACTAACAATACCACACTTATCGCAAGAAATTAACTCCGAGTTTTTTTGTTTTTTGTTTGGATTTTCCTTACAAAAATCAAAATGCCATCTTTTCATATTTTTATATTCTCCTATTTTATGACAGTGTACACATTCGATCTTTAAATTATTTTGTGGCCTTAATTTCATTTTTTCTACATGTTGTTTAGTTTTTTTCTTACCGGAATGAATTTGACTCATTCTAATTTTAGTTTCAACTGAATGTCTTCTGCCTGAAAATCCGTGTGGAATATTCGGATTATTTTCATAATACGAATTTAAACTTTTTTTTCTTTTATTTATATGTTCCAACGATTGTTTTTTACCTAACATTTTTAATTTTTGTTTTTGAATTGATTCTACAGATTTGAGTTTGCCATATAAAGGATGATTTTTGCCTATAAAATATTTTTTTGAAGAAATAACAAATTTTTCAAATAATCGACTATTTAAATATCTGACTTTTTTTCCATTTTTTGTTTTAACAAAATTAGACATACACTTAAATGCATATGCAGTTTTCTTGTTTCTATAAGATTTCCATAATAAGTAATGGGATAAAAAATGAGCTCTAGCTGTTAAATTAATTAAATTATCGGAAGTATTTAATCCTCCCATAGAACGTGGGAGAATGTGATGTTCTTCGAAATATTTTGAAGTATCAATTGGACGTATTCTATAATATATAATTAATTTAATATATCTATTATAATAATGATAATTTTTTATTTTGTATGTCATATTTAATAAATAGTTTAAGATTTATGGGATTGACAAAAATATTTTATAGATGTAATATGAATGTATGAAAGATTATACACCACCAGATTGGAACGAATGGTTTTTACAAGGAGTCTATTGGGTTGCAAGTAAATCCAAAGATCCCAAGACAAAGATTGGTGCTCTCATTGTAAAAGACAAACGAATCATATCTACCGGCTTCAATGGCATTCCTATTGGAGTAGCAGACAAAAATGAAATTCGTAACGAACGACCAGAAAAGTACAAATGGTACGAACACGGTGAACGCAATGCGATTTACGCAGCTGCTAGGTACGGTATAAACACCGATGGCGCAATTCTTTATACCAATGCTTTGCCTTGTGCAGACTGTGCTAGGGGAATCATCCAAAGTGGCATCAAAGATGTTTATATACACCGGCAATTTAATGATTTGTGTAATGAGGCACAACGTGAACAATGGAAGGGACACGATAATGCTACATTTACTATGTTTAGTGAAGCTGATGTGAAAATCTTTGCGATTGACCGAGTTTTGGGATGTAAAGCATATTTTGACGGAAAAGTGTTTGACATTTAAAAAAAGCTGGAGTAAAGTTGTTATATGATTAATAATAACGAACTGTTTGCTAAGGTTTTGGCTGAAAATCCTCTTCCTTATCATTTTGGTGACAAGGTAAATACTAACCGTGGTATTGGATTTATCAGTGGTTATAACTTCAAGGATAGGGAAAAAACTTGGAAGTTCACTATTCGTCCATTTGGATTGCCTAATTATTATATTGATGTTGAAACTGTATATGGAAAGGTAGACTAATATGGACTTTGAAAGTAATGAAGAGGTTTTAGCTAATACAATGGATTGTATCAGAAATCTACACGAAGAAAATGCTAGATTAATGCAAGAAGTTGAACAACTGAAAGAAGAAAATAAAGAACTAAACCGTAAGTTAAAGAGTATACAAGCATTGTTTTTATGAAATTATTATTAGCTTTTGTTGTTAATTTGATATTGTCATTGGGTACAAGCATATTGCTTTATAAGTTATTTAAGGTAGATGTATCTCCCGTTATAATTTCACTTGCAACAATAACAATTTATATGTTTTTACCACAACGATTTCACGATTGGATTGCCAAATGAATATTCACGTTCCAGAAGAAATTAAGAATAAGTATCCTCACATGGAATTTAGGGGTAAACAACGCACATTAAATGACAGAACTGTAATGGAAGCATATAATCATGCTACTAATCAAAACTTTTTTTATAGTTTTGAAGAAGACTTCTTTTGGTTTCCAAATCAAATTCCAGACTACAAACTGCCAAAAGTGTCTTGACTTGTTATAAACTGTGTGGTAATCTTATAAAGTTATGAGTGAACAAACCTATATGAAGCTACAAGACAAGGTTAAGCGTCCTAAATTTTCAAGGGAAAATATTAACCGTGAAAACAAACACTTTAAGCGTGTTGTTGACCAATATCAAAAGTGGTGTACTGATGGTGGAGGTTACGAAACCCGTGAAACCTATGAACAAGACATTATTGATTGTTTGTTTGAATCTGATACTGATGGTTATGCACTTGCTACCTTTTTGAAGGAAAAGTCTTATATTGAACCAGATAGTGAATTGGTAGATATTCTGGATGGTGTTAGTACTATCAAGGATAGTTTGTCCAAAGAAATTATTGGAAAATGGACCAAGGAGAATTTTCTAGAGATTCCTAGTGATGTAATTGGCAAAAAGGTAAATGCCAAACAAGGTTATAAGAAGTATGAAAATCACTATATTACCGGCATTAAACCAGAAACTTATGAAGTAACTATCAGTGATGATATTAATAAAAAGGGTGGTTGGGTAATCAGATACGAAGATATAACTCTACTTTGAGAAGATAAAAACTATGATTGATTTATCAGATACCAGTTTGCTCATGATTGAGCCAACAGATAGACTTAAAGAACCTGCGGTAAATGATGCATATACAGCCAAAATGGAAATGTTGCTGAAAAAAGCAACCGAAGGTCCATTTTACAAGGGATTTCATATATGTGCATGTGGAGAACGCAGCACCAATTATGATTTGTATATTGGCAAATATACTACCAATTCTCTCGCAGTTCATTATTTGCGACATCATCGCAGTGAAGTTCCTGCATCAGAAATTGAAAAACTTAGAAAATTGTTTCTATGAACAATAAATACACACTGAAAGTGTTTCATCCAGATGGTCATTACGACAACACCAGTCGGCATAACCACCTTCAATCTGACTACGATGAACCCACTCGTTACGATTATTTTGAAACTTCTGGCAATCCTCTAAAACAAGTGGTTTATTGGAACCGAATTTACAAAATGCAAAATGGTCGTAATCCAGTCTTGCCTCAACGTATTGAAAAATGGGAATTTGGTCAGTATACGGTCGTCAAGTTCAATCCTTATTTTTTCAAAATAACTAATTGGGCGTTGAGACATTTGCCTAAATCTGTTCGTCAATATAGAAAGAATTGGAACTACGTTAGATTTTTTGGAATGTAATAAAATGTCAACAACCCCTAGGCTAAAGCCATAGGGGCTTGTAATGCCGCTGTTTGTGCAACAGAGGGCTTACATACGATTGGTTGGTTGACGACAACCTGCCCATAAGTCAAACGGTTAGTTTGTGATACGGGAAGTTTGGATGTTTTGGCTATATTGATTGCAGCGTTAACATCCGCATCATAAATAAGATCGTTTTTAGAGTAAAATCTACAACCTCTTCTTTCTCCTTCAATTCTTCCAGTTACGGAATCTCTTTGAGAAGTATAAGAAGGGCTAACAAGAGTCACGGTTTTACCTTGATTCTCTGCCTTGTAAGATATTATTCTACGAAGTTCAAACATTGGCACTTGGCTAATGGAACGCTTATTTTGATATTTATGTTTTTTTACTTTAATTCCTTTGAGATTTTCTAGAACAATAGTGTCTGCTTCGGTTCTTAAAACCTCATTGGCAATTAAATGAGATTGATTTCTATTTTTGTTTGCTTCTTTATGACGAAGTTTGTGAAGATGTCTTCTAGCACTTTTAGTGCCTTTAGATTTCAAAGTATCTTTTAAGTGACGAAGTTTGCGTTTGTCTCCATTAAATTTTCTATCAACTATGATTCGTCCATCACTAAGGGCGACACTACGACGAATTCCGATATCAACTCCCAAAGCTAATTTTTGTTTTAATGATTCTTTAGATTTATTATCAAACGGTAGCGAAATGTATATTTCTCCATTTTCAACATAAATCAATGGATCAACATATTTGTATTTATTTAATAATTCTACAAGTTTTGGATACAATTGAAATTTGAAATTCTTTTTTCCATTTGATGTTGTAATTTTTATTGATCTATCCGTAGGAAACGAATACAATCTCTTATCCAAGCGAATAGACAAGTTCTTTTTCTCAATTGGTTTTTTTAATTTGTGTTTATTTGATTTAACGCTTCTATAGGAGGCTAAACATTCTTGTTCAGCTTTTATAACGACTTGAGAGTTTACATAGGGGAATTGTTTACGAACATTGTGGTAAACTTTTGAATGTAAAACAACGATAGAATTCTTTTTTTCAACAAATTGAAGAGGGGATGCAATATTAAAAATCTTTTGATGATCAATCATCATAGACTTCAAATCGTCTAAATCAGATTGACAATCGCTCAAAAGTTTGGTATTATATGTTATCACTTCTATAATATATATACACTAGATTTTCAAAAAGTGAAAAAAACTTTATAAATTTTTAGATATTTTGAAAAAGAATAATTTCCATACAACTTCGCACTCTAAACATTTGCTTCAATGTCATCTTGTGTTTAGCGTAAAATATAGGAAAAAGATACTAAATGGTTTTTTGGCCGATGACTTAAAACAAATTATGTTTGACATTGCCAATGATAGAAATATTATTATTAAAGCAATGCAAACAGACGAAGATCATATACATCTAATGATAGATTATCCTCCAACTAAATCGGTTTTAGAAATGGTTAATAATTTCAAATCAATATCAACAAATAGAATATATAAGAAACACAAAACATTTCTTAAATCTCATTTTTGGAAGGAAAATGTGCTCTGGTCAGATGGTTATTTCGTTTGCTCTATCGGAGAAGCATCGCCTGACACAATCAAAAAATACATTGACAATCAAGGTTGATTGATGTAAAGTAAATGCAAGGTCGGAATTCCTCCCCTTGGCTAAAGCCGAAGGGGTTTCCTTCCTCCAAGAATATGAAAATAGTAATTAATACAAAATACGGCGGCTTTGGCCTTAGCGAAGAAGCTGTTCTGTTATATGGTAAAAAGAAAGGATTAAACATAATCAAAGACGAGAAAAAATCTACTAGGTTTTGCGAATATTATTATATTGACGAGATAAAACATGATAATCATTTTGCCGATTGGGACATTGAAAGAAATGAACAAAGAAGAATAAAAAATAATATGACCCCCGACATAAATTTGTACCATGAAATCCCTCAAGAAGTCAAGGATGCAGCCCTGCTTCTTGGAAATTATTTCAAAAAACAAGGTATTGACAACTGGGCCTTGTATGACGTATCTTCTCGGAACGCTTCTTTAGATGCTTATAAAAGGGGATATAATTGTGCGCTTGCGTCTGCGATTTCTCTTGCAGAAGAATGCGAAGCAAGCACAACTCTCATTTGTGGATTAGGAGAGGGGAAATATAAAATATGAATATGACCGGCAAAACTTGTGAAGTATGCAAAGAAGGCACTTACGCTGAACGCAGCATTCACGATGATTGGGACGGAAAGCTCACTTGCGATAAATGCAATCATAGAATTGACAACAGACCAAATAAAATAAAAGCAATGAAATTCACGCCAGAAAATATTCGCCACCTTGAGCCAAATCAGATCTTTACTTATGGAGCGAATGAAAAATTTTACCACGGTGCTGGAGCCGCAAAATTAGCCTTGAAATGGGGCGCAAGGCATGGTATTGCTGGTCTCGTAGGCCAAACCTACGGCATCCCCACAAAAGACAAGAAAATTCAAACCTTGCCTCTTGACAAGATTCAAGTTCACGTTGATACTTTCCTTGCTGTGGCGTTCTCTCATCCAGAATATGAGTTTTTACTGACAAAAATTGGTTGCGGATTGGCGTTGTATCAGCCAAAAGATATAGCTCCATTATTTAAGAAAATTAAAAACGGCGATTTTGATAATGTCATTTTACCAGAAGAGTTTTATAAATATATCTGATATATGAACAAATTGCAGAAATCTCGTTGGCGTAATATTCTTCGCAAAGCTGCGAAAGCTAATCGTTTACATAAAAAAGGTTATCTGGTATTTGATCATTATGGATTTAGATTCAGCGGATTTAAATATTCAGATGGTAAATTATATCAAGGCTCTGAAAATGCTAGAGTAATTTGGGCCGACAAAGAACAACGTTGGGGCAATGTATTAGATATTACCATCGAAGAATACAATGCTAAATTTTTTGATAAATGGCAAATAGTTCATCCAGATAATATTCAAAAACTATGAGAATACACACTGAAGATATATTTTGGGGCGGGTTTTTTGTTTTTATTATTTCAGCTGTTATTGGTTATGCATTCTGGATCAGAGGTAATAACAATAAAGTTAAGCTAATAGATAACTGCCAATATATTGAACATTACAATGGACACGGTTGGGATCTTGTCCATAAAGGTAACTGTACAAACGTCATACATTATAAAAAATGAGCCGCGAATTCATTTACCGAATCTGGGGTATTAAAGAAAAGAAATACGTTATGACTGCATCTCTCTACGAGGATGCAGAATTAATGCCATTAAACGAATACTTCAAGCGCGAAAATTACATCATCCAAGAATACACCGGCCTCAAAGACATCAATTTAAACAGAATTTTTGAAGGCGATATTCTTGATTTCACCGCTAGGTATAAACTAAAGGGCGAAGTGCCTGTTATTTATTACGGCGGATCTTTTGGGTGCATTATCACTGATGATAGTGATTTTAAAGAGTTTTGGAATTTGAGTCATATTGTTCAGCAATACTACCCGAAAATCGTAGGAAGCATACACGACAATGATCTCGCTATTTAAATGGTTCAAGTGGTGGTTCTGGGAAACTCGCAGATGCCAACATTCTTCATTTGACGAATGCCATTCTCGCCTCTATGATATAGGCAGAAGCAAGGGATGGTGGTGCAAAAAGTGCGGCAAATTATTATATAATGTATGAGAGAATTTAAATTCAGAATCTATTCTTTTATTTCTAAGTCTTTTATTTACTTTGATATATATGATTATCCTCAAGGAATTGCTGGCGGTGTAAGTGAGCCGCAACAATACACAGGCTTGAAGGATAAGAACGGTAATCCCATTTATGAAGGAGATATAGTTAATACTATTTACCTCCATGATCCGTATCAATGTGCTGGCAAAGTTATTTATCATAATGAAACCGCTTCATTTAGAATAAAAACTTATAAAAATCTATTACCTATTGTAACATATCGTTTCGTAGATGATAAACCTCAAGGATTAATGATTGTAGTAGATGAAGTGATTGGTAATATTAATGAAAAACCGCCTTGCAAGTTCGATCACAATGGCGAGTGTTTGATTTGCGATTGTTGGGCCACAGATTGTCCTTTCTTTAAACTATCTAAATAAATATGGAATTTAAAATTAAAAAATACACAATACCTCAAAAAGTAATGCTGGGGTTAATTACTTTTGTTTTCGCAGGAATTCCTATTTTGTTTTGGATTTTGATTGCGATTTATTTCTTGTAACATGAAAATAAACATCATAAACGACGAAAAGAATTTCAGATTTTTATATATTGAATTATATTTTCCAAGCATAGGTAAAATTGATAGATTCAATGAATGGACTGATCAATACTTTTCTGGATTTAAAATGAGTTTTCCGACAGAAATTTATTATTTAAATGACCGAGAAGGTTTTTGGCATTTTGCCTTGACTTTTCTGGGCTTTGGATTCAGATTAGTGAACCAACATGGATTCTGAGGAATTAAATATCGCAGTAGCAAACGAAGCGTTTGCAGAAAATAAAGTATATATGATTGAAAAGCAATTAAAACAAGCAAATGAACGCATCAAACAGTTAGAGGAATTGTACGAAGGTGAAATTGGTGAGCGTCCAGAGTTCCTTGGTTCCAATCTGAAAGGATTACTCATACGCGAACTCAACTTAGCTAACAACCGCATTAAACAATTGGAAAAAGCTTTGGAAGCTACTGCAATGATAATTGGACCACCGGGACATTTAGAATGGGCGACAGACGATGAAATCAATCATGCATGGGGACTGTATATCCAAACAAAGGAGATCAAACCGTGAAACCTACAGAAGAACCAAATATGAACGACATTAAACTCTCAGACACTCACCTTCGCGTTATTAATCGCGCACTTGAGGTCTATTACCGTATGCGAAGTGGGCAAGTTGGGATTGCCCTTGATACTGCTTTTGATAAATGTATTGATTGGGACAGTCGCGATCTTATTGAAAAGATGGTTCGCAAATTAATTATTGATGATAAAGAACTATCTAGCCCCGGCGCAAGTTATGGATTTAATAGTAAAGAGATTGGCGATGGTAAAATTGCTTATGAAATTCGATCTGTCTTTCGCCAATACTTGGCAGTAAAAAATAATGATGGGTTTTTTGATTATACTACTGTAGATTTTCAAGATCCATTGAAGGCCAGCGACGAACCATTGCCAGAGGTTGTCAATTTTGTCAAGTATATTGATCATCTTTTTAATCCCGCTCAAAGCAAAAAAATAAATCAACTCCATAATAAAAAGAAATACAAAGAAGCTTGGGATTATATCGACAGTTTAAAGCTTGACTTGCCAAGGGGAGAAGGTGTAGAGTTGGTCTCAGGATTCAATGGCGTGACCATGCGTATTCACAAGCCTAGAAGAAAAAAAAGATATGAATAAAAGAGCGATAAATAAAGCAATCGCTGAGTTTCTCGGATGGAAAGAGCTTGATTTCCATTTGGATGGCAAGCATATACTTGGTGATCGTCCTACTTTTTCTAATGGAAAGATTATATCTTATACAGTAGATCAATATGTTCCAGATTATTGTAATGATTTGAATGTAATGCGCGAAGTCGAAATGACTTTATCTAATGAAATTTATGAAGAATATTGGAATCAATTAATTTTTGTATGCATGAATGAAGGAGAAGAGAGAATGAATTCTGCAAGCGCAAAACTAAGAGCAAAAGCTTTTGTGATAACTATTGGTAAATGGAAAGAATAATATGAATAAAAAAGTATTCGGATGGTTTGAAGGCCATGAAGAAACCCCTAGTTATGATCCCGGCATGGAAGGACTTTGCCGTATGATGGCTTATCTATTGGATGAAGGAATATTATTTGCTGTCCCAGCTTGTGCTAAGTATGATGGCGATAAAGAGTGTGTGGGTTTATTTATAAATGTTAATGATTACTTTATTCCCGCTTCAGATTCAGAGGCGGTAACTTATGATGAATTGCCAAAGTTGTATGAGATGTATAAAGAAAAGAAATACGATGGTGTATCTCAATTTGTAGCAGACAAGCGAGGTATTCCAAATGTTTATTGGAAGGATGAAGGTAGTAATTTTAGAAAACCATCAAAATGAATATCCACGTTCCTGAAGAAATAAGAATCAAATACCCTCAATATGAATTTCGCGGCAAACAACGTGAAATGAATAATAGAATAGTAATCGAAGCATATAATCCTACTACTGAAGTTACTTTCTTTTATTCTTTTGAAGAGGATTTTTTTTGGATCGCCGGCCAAATTCCTGATTACAAATTAGAAAAAGCAATATGACAAAAGATCAATTTAATAAATTAATAGAATATATTGATGCCGCGATTGCAGACGCTAATTCTGTCCCTGAATATTCGCCTATTAAACGTTATACTCAGCAAGAATTATATGATTCTTTTTTCTCTAGTAATGAAGAAGAAAATCTATTGCATTTAAAAAAATTACAAGTATTAGATCAAAAGAAAATCATTAGAGATCACCTTTTGTTTTTTAATAGGCTTCTTGATCCTGATGATTTAGGATGGGCAGTAACTGAAGAAGTCCGCAACGAAGCGAGATTATTTCTTGGTATTCCACAAGTAATAATTAAAAAGAAATGACTATTACATTAACTTTTGGAGCTTGGATGATACCATTTGGTATTACCGCAATTGCATTTATACTTGCATGGGCAACAACTTTTTTCTTAGACGATTATTGGGGTGTGATATCTTGGGTTGCAATTTTTGCTGGACTTGCAGCTAGTATTTCTAGTTGGATTACTTGGGGATTAATGTTACTATTAAAATAATAAAAAATTTAATAAAAGATTGATATGACCACATTTATTGATAATAATCTGCCACCTAAGATGATAGATTACGAATACTATCCTCAAGACAGATCTAATAAAGATGTTCTGTATTATATAGAGTTTGTCAAATATGACCCTCACAAATATGACCCTCAACATTTTAAATTCGGCGGAACTTCTACTTGTATTCCCGCTGTTTATTCTGGTTGGGGTTGGGCATTGTATAAGAGGAATTTCTTTGCTGACATTCCTGACGATTCTTTTATACCTCAAGAAGTCCATCCATACAAATTACATTCAGGCATAGTAAATGAAGATCCCAATGCAGTAAATTTACAAACCAGAAAATACCTGCAATTCATGGTTGACGCGATGAATGAAAAAGCCAAAACTAGCAACTCTTAAAGATCGCCTTGACAATGCGCTCAAAGACGATCATACTGCCCTAGAGCAGTTGCAGAAGGTGCTTCCTCTGTCCGAAATTGCCAAGAAAAAATATGATAAACTATCCAATAGAAAGCTCCGACAATAAATTAACTTATGGCGTTTCTTCTAGCCATGATGATGAATATTTAATACTTCAGCTTCAAGACCTCGAAAATGATAAAGAAATTCGTGTCAGCCTAAGCAAAGAGGAAGCTCACCACCTGTACGAAAGAATAGAAAACTTTTTATATTAATTATGTTCTTCAATAAAAAAAGCCCAAAAATTGCAGCTATGGCTGCTCCAGTTTACGCACTTACAAAAAAGAAAAAAATTAGTTTATACATTACATATCTTCAAGATGGTAAAGTCTATACTAGTGATTATCATTACGAAGTTGCGACTAATAATGCCGAAGAGATGGATAAAAATTCAAAAAAGATCAGAGAAGATTTGCGATTGATAGTAGATGATATTTACAAACAATTAAACGATAAGAGCAGCGAATACATTTATATTAAAGAACAGGTATGTATCTTAAATAAGAGAGATTTCTTGAATTGTAATGTGGTAGTTAAAGATGTTAGTGAATAATATTAACTAGATAAGATCATAAATACTTATCCCGAAAATAAGTAAATACCAGTCTTCGAAATTTAAGAATCGCTCATCTTCGTCGCAACCGCAGGTTTTGGCGAGGAATCTTGCTTTTACAGCGAAAGGTGCTTGGCAGTGTGGACAGGTCATGATACCTTATCTTAACCATTGGAAGTGACGGGTAGGTTACAGACATATTAAAATTATATGAAAATCTTTTTGAGCAAGTTATTTTGGGAGATATTAATTAATGCCATAATTATTATATGTATTTATTATTTATGGAATTGGTTGATGCCAGAATTAATAATGGCAAAAAACATCACTATATTGCAAGCTTGGATACTACGAGCTTTAGTACAATTTTGTACATACACTTATCATGAAAGAAATAAATAATATACAATATTTCTTTAGTAAAGATTTGTTTGATCAGAATAGTAGACAAAATTGGGATCGCATAGTTCCAATCATAAATCCTAAAAAGATTTTAGAGATTGGCAGTTACGAAGGTGCGGCGGCTTGTTATTTAGGTTTGAAGTACCTATGGTACCTGTACTTGAAAAGTATGGATATGTATTACCCAATGAAAACTTGGTGGACAATATGTTGAAGTATGCTGAAGGTAAGAGTGTATTAAATATGGGTGTTGATCGTGAAGGTGTGGTTGTTCGTGGCCTTGAAAGGGAATTTAGTTTCAAGGCTATTAGCAATACTTACCTTCTTGGAAGCAAGGAATAATAAAAAGGGAGGTATGTAAAAGTACCTCCCTTATTTTTATGAAAAAGTATAGTATTAAGACCAATGATCTGGGTATGTGTATGAGTGTACGTTGTGATTTTTATCAAACGTGTACGAATAATAGTGTAAATATGTTTTATAAAACCCAACGTAAATTTGAACCCGTGCTTGACGAAAGCGTATGTTTAAGTTATGATAGTGGAAAGAACACAAAAGATTATCCGGATAATTGTTATCCAAACATATTGAAGAAAATTTATGTCAACTGATGTTAAATTCGTAGAACTGCCACAAGCTGAATATGTGGTGCCAATTAAAACAAATAAACTGCCGTTAAATGTTTTTCTAAAGCATTTGACAACTGGTAGTGTACTTGAACATTTGATTGAGATTCTACCCAAGTGTAATGAAGATGGACCTTGGATTGCTGGGGGTGCTTTACATAGAACCTATCGTAAACTACCACTGAGTGATAGTGATGTGGATGTGTTTTTTAAGAACAAAGAACAATTGGATAAGTATTTGCTTGAATTAAATAGCAATGCTTTATCAACTACTAAGTATAGTGTCACGACTTATATTGTATCTGAGTGGCATCATACAATGGTAGTGTCTTATATGGATACAGAGTGGAAGATTCAGTGTGTGAGTTTCAAGTATTTTGATACCATTGAAGATTTATTTAGGTCATTTGATATCAATTTATGTTGTATTGCTTATGATGGTAACAATGTAGTTATTGAAGAAAATGTATTGAACCAGATTCAAAATAACAATTTGAAGTTCAATCCAAAGAGCATTAATTATCCAAGTGTTACGTTGAAACGATTGGTTAAGTATATCAAGATGGGTTATAATATTGAAGACTATGAACTTCGTGTATTGACCCGAGCTTTTTATAAGTCTAAAAAGAAGGCTATTGATGTACTTGATCAGGATTTACTTACGAAAAAGCATATACCCATCAACAATTATGAGGCTTTAAAATAAGCTGTTGACTTTTTATAAAGTATTTGGTAGTATGAATCTTGTAATGAACATCAAGATTTTAAACCGTACTATTGACATTGCAAAGGCTATGTGTCCGCTTAACCTAGAACATAGGTGCAGTCACATAGCTTTTCTTATTCGTTGCGGTAAGATTGTTCATATTGGTACAAATAGCTGTAAGAGTCATCCCAAGACTTTGGAATATGATTATAAAAACCATCAGCTTGTTGGTTTGCACGCTGAGTTGAATGCGTGTATGAAGAGCGGCAAGGAGGATCTCAAAGATTTTAAAATGGTGGTGATTAGATTCAATAGAAATAATAAGATGGCAAATAGCAAGCCATGTTGTGGATGTCAAAGTGTAATCAAACAATTTAATGTTGGAGAAGTTTGGTATAGCACAGATGTTGGCCAAGTAATTAAACTTTAATAATATTATTCTAATTTCCACCACATTGTATGTTTTTGTTTTCTGTTTATAACTCTGGCAAGAGCACTTTTATCTAAATTATATTTGTGATACAATTCGTATTTAGTACAGGTTTCTTTTCTTCCGTCTTCGTGGATAAAATTATGTACGGTTATATCATACGATGGATTATTTTTACCGGTAAATTTTTCACTAACAGATTTTATTCTTTCTTGCGTCCAATTTTTACCCCTATTACCTTTAAGATCATAATTCGGATCAAATGTCCATCCGTTGGTTGAATGAAATTTTCCAGAAATTAAATGGTTAATACTAAAATGCTTATCGTTGTATTTTAAAATAAAATCTTGTCTGGTACCTAAAAATGTATCGTTTGTAATTCTATTATATAATTTATATATTTTTGCATCGTAATTTGGATGTTTTGTTTTATCTTTTAATCGTGCACGAGATTTTGCACTGATTTTTTGTCTGACATCATTCGTCATCTCAATGTTACCAGCAATAAAACTTAAATTATAAGATAAATTTCGTTCTTTTTTAGTATCATCCAAATACTTTTGTTCTACGATTAGTAATTGATCGGGGTTACATTTTTCTACAATTATAAATTCAAAACTATCCTCTCCATATTTATTCCAAGCATTTTGGAGATAATCATTTGTATGCGTTTTTTTATTTAATTCGTATTTGTGCATGTACCATCTGCCTATATTAGGCGTGACAATATCTTTACTACTTCCGACATAATATTTACCGTCAATCTTGTTTATTATTTTGTATATTCCGCTTATTTTCCCAATATTTTTGCATTGACTTTTCATTGAGTCTTTGTTTATGTCGTTGATAATATTTTTTTGCTCGGTTTCTTTGTTGTTCAAGTAGTTCATCTTTTGTTCTGTTTAATTTTTTTCTTCCCATAACATTAATAAATAGTTTGTCATAGAATAAATCGTCAAAAAATATTTAAATAAAAACATTTGCCAACAGCAAGCCGTGTTGTGGTTGTCAAAGTGTGGTCAAGCAATTTAATGTGGGTGAAGTGTGGTATAGTGATGCTAAGGGTGAAATTGTGAAAAATTGAGTTGACTTTTTTATTGCACCGTGGTAATCTTATATAAGATATGAAACTACCTATGTTATTCGCCCGTACAAATACGGGTGCTATTCAAACTTGGACCATCGAAGTTGATGGCAACAAGTATCGTACCCATTATGGTCAGCTTGATGGAGCTATTCAAATCACTGAGTGGACACTTTGTGAAGGTAAAAATACCGGCAAAAAGAATGCTACTTCCAATGAAGATCAAGCTGTAAAAGAAGCCAAAGCCACTTGGAAGAAAAAGAAAGAAAGTGGTTACTTTGAAAAGATTAATGACATTGATGGTATCAGCTTTACCAAGCCAATGCTTGCTAAGAACTACGACGATTATAAGGATGATCTTAAGTATCCAATTTATAGTCAACCCAAGTTGGATGGGTGTTTAAGTCAAGATACACTTGTTTCTACAGATGTTGGAGAACTATACATCAGTGATATCGTGAATAATAACATTGAGTGCAAAGTTAAAACTTTCAATGAAATAAACAATAATTTTGAATATAAAAATATTGTTGGAAGATTTAAAAACGGCGTAGATATAAATGAATCTTCAACCCAATGGCATCAAATTGATTTAAATAATGGTAAATCTCTTAAAGTAACCGGAAATCATAGAATTTATTTACCGAGACTTAAATGTTGGCGAAGAGTAGATGAACTAACAGAAAACGATGTTCTAATGTTAGAATAAATTTAATATTATCCATCTAATTTATCTTGAATATACTATTTATTAGTATATGACTGAATTAGAAAAATTTAATAATCAAACATTAGACATTAAAATTTTAAATTTGCCTTCTCAAAATCCTAAGAGACGATTATATATTCGTTCGTTTTTAACGAAAGAATTACTAATTGAATTGGTCCTTGAAAAAAAATATAGTTCTAATTATATCTGTTTAAATATTTTAAAACCAAAGGGATATATAACAGGTGCAGATTCTATTATTTCATTCTGTCGTGAATATGGTATTAAAACAAATTCAATAACAGAACAAGCAAATAACCCTAATGTAAGAAATTTATATAAAAATACTTGTATTAAAAAGTACGGTACTGAAAATGCTTTATCAAAAAATACAAAATGTTATAAAAAGAGAAATAGGACTGTAAAAAGAAAATATGGAGTGTCAAATGTTTTTCAATGTGAAAATGTTAAAAATAAAAGTAGAGAAACATTGCATGAAAAATATGGAGTATATACTCCTGTAAATTTACCTTGGTATGAGAGAAATTATGGGCGTAGAAGTAAAATTCATAAAAAAATTGAAAAATATTTAGAAGAACATAATATACATTATGTAAGTGAAGTTAAAAATAAATTTACAAAATACAATGGTTATTTAGATAGAATATATGCGCCACAAGTTGACATTTTGATCGAATCAAAAAAAATAGTATTGGAGATAAATGGAGATAAATGGCACGCAAATCCAAAAATATATAAGTCAGCAGATTTAATTTATAAATGGGGTGGTACTAAAACTGTTAAAGAAATTTGGGAATTTGACAACGCTAGAACTAAACAGATTGAAGATTTTGGCTATAAAGTAATAGTTTTATGGCAGCTTGACATTTTAAAAAAGTTTGATAAAATAAAAAGAATAATAGATGAAAACTGTAAAGATTAAATCAATCAAAAAAATCGAGAGTCTTGACAAATATGATTTAGAAATTCAAGACAACCACAACTTTTTTGCAAATGGAGTATTGGTACACAACTGTAGAGCAATTGTATCAAAGAAAGGAATTTTTAGCCGAAATGGTAAAGAATTTCATTCAGTTCCACACGTTCTTAAAGCGTTAGAACCTTTCTTTGATAAGTTCCCCAATGCAATTCTTGATGGTGAGTTGTATGCTGATAAGTTTGCCAATGACTTTAATGCTATTTGTAGTTTGGTAAAAAAGACCAAACCTACACCAGAAGATCTGACAGAGAGTGCAAAGAATATTCAATATTGGGTATATGACTGGATTGTACAGAAGACTTTTAGTGATCGTAATGATGACATTACTACTTATCTTGTTAATAACAATGTGGTTCGTCGTGTTCCGACTCACCTTGTGGACACGATTACACATTTAAATGAGTTGTATGAAAAGTACATTGACGAAGGTTACGAAGGTCAGATGGTTCGTACAGACGGACCATATGAAAACAAACGCAGCAAATACCTACTCAAGCGCAAAGAATTTCAAGATAGTGAATTCAAGATTCTTGACATTGTTGAGGGGGTAGGTAACAAGAGTGGTATGGCTGGACATATGGTATTCAAGAATCATAAGGATATTGAGTTCCATAGTAATATTAAGGGTCAAAGATCGTACTTAAAAGAATTACTTTCTAACAAAAATGAATATATCGGTAAACAAGCTACAGTTAAATATTTTAATTTAACACCAGTAGATGAAGTGCCCAGATTCCCATATGTGGTCACTATCCGTGATTATGAATGATCAATTAATACCCATCCACAACGGGTTTTTTTAGTTTGTTTTCTTATTAAATAATTAGTGGTATCTTGCTTTAAATTCATTAATTTACTTAGTTCATATCGTGTGCCTGTAACTTTTATTTTTGTTAATTCATTATAACAAATATAAATATTTCTATCACTCCACGGATTTTTAGTGCCTTTATGAGATTCACTCAATTTATTTTTATGTTCAAGTGTAAGTTTTTTACCATAACGAAAATGTTTTTCTCCGGTTCTTGATATACTCATTTTTCTCTTTGTTTCCTCAGAAAGAGGGATTCCTTTTAATTTTAAACTTATCTTTTTTCTATTTTCTGGATTTTTATAATGATTAATTTTGATTAATCTCATTTTTTCTTTTGTATAGTTACTTACACATCCACCTTTAGATTCAAAGTTTAAATTATAACATTTATCTTGTTCCAACTTTGCTATATCTAAATACTTTTGTTCAATCAAAAATGTTTCATCATAAGTTGTTACTTCAACTATTGTAAATCCAAATGCATTACTACCATACTTTTTCCAAACATTTTGTAAATAATCATTATGATGACAATTGTTATTCAATAAACGCACATGTGCGTTCCATCTTTTATAGATATGTTTACTACTACCAACGTAATATTTCCCATCAATTTTATTTACTATTTTGTAAATTCCGCTTATTTTCCCAATATTTCTGCATTGATTTTTTGTTAAGTCTTTGCTTGTGTCGTTGATAATATCTTTTTGCACGATTTCGTTGTTGTTCAAGTAATTCATCTTTAGTTTTGTTTAATTTTTTTCTCCCCATAACAATAATAAATAGTTTGTCATAGAATAAAACGTCAAAAAATCTTGACTTAAATCATTTTCGTTGTATTATGGAATTATGAATGAAACAAAAACTGCTAGAATTATATTGGACATTGAATGGGAATCAGATGATGACAGTGATTTGCCATCATTATGGGATTGGAAACGAATCAAGATGCCTATGAATTTAACCAAAGTAAAGTATTTGGGTATTCATACGCAAAATGGACCTGAGAATGTAAGCAATTGGATGGGAAATTAAAATTATGGCTAATGTAAACACAAAAGATATTATTGATTGGGTTAAAAACGCAGTGGAAAAGAAGATGATTAAGGAATTGAATATTCCTAATGCTAAGGTATATCTTAGCTGTGACCGGCCTCATCCTGATGTAATTCTTGAAACAAAGAATGAGTATGGTGATCTGCAAATTGTGAGGTTTCTCATTATATGAATGTTGATACAGTATATTATGTATTGTGTATTGTTGGATTGATACTAATGATTAGTGGATTTTTTATTCTTACCAACGAAAATGACGACCAATAAATTTTTCTTAACGTTAGCAAGAACAATTGACCATCGTGTAGGTGTTACAGATGAATGTAAGCCAGATGTGCCTGTACTACCTGTAAATTATGCTCTTGCTAGTTTTATCTTGAGGTTCACCATTGTTCTGGTAAACTTTATTACATGCGCTTTTGTTATCGTAAACATTATACATCACTGGTAAAATTCTATGAGTAAACCAAAATATTATTTAAAAGTTAACCTACCCGCAAATTTTGATGATCTTGATGCTGAAGTTATTAAGAAAGATTTAATCACTTACATCAATAGCAGAAATCAATATGGAGCATTATATGGTCCCAAATCTTCTAAGAAGGGTATTACAGTTGACAAAATAATTTATTCAGCAAATGAAGACTAACAAAGAAGTAATTAGTAGACTACGAGAATTCACAAGCAATAATTGTAATGTTTCAATTGATGCAAAACTATGTGAAGATATTCGTTATCTATGTGATGAAGTGGAACGTTTCAGTAAAGAAATAGTTAAAGCTAACAATCATATGGATGAAGATCACATTATCATTCAACGTTATAAGAACAAACTAAGCAAATATGAATCATTTTAATAAAATTATAGTGGGGGGGCTAGCAGCAATTCTTTTGACTGCTATGACAGTAGAGCCACCAAAGCTTAAGGTATATCTAATTATGTCATATAGAGGAAACGATCTGGCGATTGAGAAGGTGTATCTCAAGAAAGAAAATGCTGAAAAATATCGTGATATGTACAAAGACAGTCATAATTATTCAGTGGAAGAACGTGAGTTAACAGAATGAAGAATTTATTGATTATCGTATTGTTGTGTACTGGTTGTGCCAGTGGAATGTATCTAAGATATAGTTATAATAGAGCGTTAGAAAATCTACCAGATTGTAGCAAGGTACACGCTATTAATAATCAATATATTACTTATAGTATGATTGAACCGTCAACTAATACTGTGTATAAGATTTACACCAATTATTATAGAGCCTATTATAATTGTGACGGTAAAATAATTAACACTACTAAAAATTGATGAAAGAACAAATTGTTGATTTACAAATTGATTCTATTATCAAAAAATATTGTTTAAAAATGCAAGAAGTAGATAAGACCAAAAGCATTCCTATGACAGTAAAAGATTTGGATCATATTGTATACGATATGTACCGAGAACTATATGGATTACGTGATATACGTGCCAGTAATTATCATCTTAATAGTTTTACCGCAGATGATAAAAAGGGTCATTGTTGTTAATTATGAAAAAGAAACAAACTCCAGTGTGTCAGAAAGTGGAACTAGACAATTGTTTTAGTTGCAAAGTTGTTGCTGGCAAACCACATAAGAAAAAGTGTGACATTGAAAGATGCAGTGAATGTGGTGGTCAGAAATATGGTTGTGATTGTGAAAACCACGATAAACAATTTGCGAGATGGACTGGCTTTTGGCCTGGTGAGTTAGAAGGCAAAGCGTTGAATATGGATTTGAATACTTTTTATATGACAGGAATGCACAAAATATTCTTTGTCAAACCCCGATAATATATTATGGCTACAAAAATTACAGAACACAATGAATTGATTGCTACTAGAGTACCACCTGGCGATAGATGGACACTACGTACCGACAGTCGTAAAATTATACATAATAGTCTAACCGAAACATTAGAAGCCTATTTCATGGAAACCAAACAAAAGTGTGAATATAGATTGGCTCCTATGGATAGCAAACTATATGTTATCAAGACTGTAGAAGAAGATATTGTACCAGAACCAATCCGTGAATATAACATATACGGAGATCCTACTTATTAATTTCTCTCTACTTTTTCTCTACTTATATAATATATATTAACATGAAAGATACTATTATATGGGAAGAAAGAGAAAGTATATTACCGAATCAGAAAAATTACAAGCACGGAAAGACAGACAAATGCGTTACTACAACCGAAATAAAAAACGATGTAGAGAAAAATCACTTGAAAGATATTATAAAAAAAGGGGGGATATATAAAATAATACATAAACAAAGTGGTAAGTATTATATAGGAAGTACAGTTTGTTTTAGAAAAAGATGGATAACACATCGTTATAAATTAAATAATAATTTACATGAAAACGATCATTTGCAAAATGCTTGGAATAAATATGGAAAACATGAGTTTGAATTTCTCGCCGTAGAATGTGTAGATAATAAAAATGATTTATTGAGACTTGAACAAATATATTTAGATAAGATAAAATCCGATTTTGAAAACAAAATTGATAGTCATTATAATCAAAGATACGATGCTTTTAAGTTAAAAATAACAGAAGAAATGAAAGAAAAAATAAGCAACGCTAATAGAGGAAGAAAACATACAAATATTGCTAAATCAAAAATGAGTTTTTCAAGAAAAGGTGAAAAACATTGGGGATATGGAAAAACTAGAAATAATGAGACAAAAGAATTGATATCTAAAAAATTAAAAGGTAGAAAAATGAGCGATGAATTTTCAAGAAAGTTATCTATTAGAACTAAAGGTATTAACAATCCAGCATACGATCCTACAATTTATCACTTTTACAATAAAAATTTAAATTTACATAAATATTGTACAAAATATCAGTTAAAAACTGAATTTAATATAAAAAGTAACATTTCAGGATTATGCAATCGAAAACGAAATGTTGTTAAAGGTTGGATATTATTATAATATGAAAGTAAATGAACTTAGTAACTATACCTACGATTTCTTTGAAGATACTTGTAAATTATTAAAGAACAGTGGATTTACCCCACAAAGAATATTAGATATTGGAGCAAGTGTTTGTCAAACTGCCGATGTATTTCGGCAGTTTTGGCCTGCATCCGATATCATGTTAATTGAAGGTAATAGTGAATGTGAAACAGTCTACAAGTTAAAAAATTACAATTATCAAATAAAACTGTTGGGTAAAGATAATAGTACCACTCCCTATTACAAAACCAAATGGAGTCCCATTTGTACTGGTAATAGTATCTATAAAGAAGTAAATCCTCTTTATGAAGGAGAACATTTAATCACAGAAACTTTGCCTGTCTATAAACTGGATGATGTTGTAACGGGTACATACGATCTTATCAAAATAGATACTCAAGGCAGTGAACTAGACATTATCCGTGGCGGTATAAATACTTTTAGTAAAGCTAAAGTGATCATTTGTGAAGTTGCTTTAATTGATATTAATATTGGCGGATGCAAAAAAGAGGATGTAATGAATGTTCTAACTAAAGAACTTAAATTCGATTACATCCGTTGTATTGAAAGTGTAACTAGTGGTCAACAAATCACTTACGAGAATTTGTTGTTTATTAAACCTTAAACAAGGTCCAATACTTTTTTCCATCGTTTCATAACCATTTCACTCTTGAATGTCCTAGCCTTAACTGGCTGGGACTTTTCATTTTTGAAATAATTGATGAAGGTTCTCATATCTGTAGTTAATGTCTTACTATGAAGCAGTTCTGGCAATGCTCCCAATCCGTTCAAACCCAATACGTATGGGGTAGACTGGAGAATTTCAGCTAAAACTACACTTATTCCAAACGTCTCAGGCATAATATTGACATAAAACATACCCTCACATTTAGCTATCACATCAACTACATCCTTAAAAGGTAGCGTATTCAAATAATTTATATCATATATAGGCATACTAATGTCGGATGAAGGATTGTCATAGCCTGGCAAACAAACATTTAACTGTTTACCATTAAACACGCCGTTAGTCTTTAGAAACTTCCAATATTCTAACGTACCACTATAACCTTTCATTAAACTACTAGCATATACATACCCAGATTTTTCTTGTGGTAATTTATAATCATATACCCAATCTGGAATCATAAAGTAAATTACATGTTTTGTCCAATTGCCTGGAAATTGATTGGCTTGAAATTCACTCAAACAAATCAACTCCAATTTGTTTTGTTCAAATAAAGTATAGAACTTCAAATTGTGTGGTCCATTTAGATCAGTAGCCCACACAAATGCTTTTTTATGTGCTATCTTGGGTATATCACTATAACGATGTATAATTAAGTTCTTACATTGAAACTGATATTGATTAACAGATGTATTTGGTAGATACATTACCCCATTAATTTTCTTTTGTTCAGTAACATTATTTAAACAAATTACACTCTTACCCAATTTAGCCAATTCTTCTAAAAGTAGAATAGCTTGAAACTCACTACCACCCATACCTTGAGTATGTAGTGTGTTACCGTCATAACTCATACCGATACTGTCAAACAGTATCACATCAGCATAAATGGTGTTCATACAAGCACTTTAAAGTCATCGTCGCCACTAGGGGGGCTATTCTTGAAATAACTGCTGAGATCCCCTTGTACGGAGGGGGGCTTGGTACCTGATTGTTGTGATATAAATTTTTGTAACCAAGCATGTACATCTCCAACATATGTTTTAGCGCCGGTATGAGTACAAGTAATATGACTATCCAAATAAACCTTATTACCAGCATCTCTCCACTTCTTACACATATAGATGTCTTCACTGATTAGATCACCATCTTCACAAACCACTTCAAATACCATTCTGCTATCGCCTTTTTCGCTGGTATACTTCTTACTGTTGTTCCATAGATAGTCAATAGCCTTTCTTGAAATCTTCACAAAACCACAACCCAATCCAGCAACTTCAAGCAAACCATCTTTATCAATATTTAGATTGAGACTTTTATCACTTTGATCAAGTGCTTTGACAACGTAGAGTTCTTCGTTATCATTCTTTTTACGATAACTACCCCCAATTATATCTTTATCACTCTTAACAAGTTTGAAGAAGTTTTTAGGATCCCATCCAACATCTCCATCGATGAAAATTAACATATCCATTTGAGCATCATAAGCTGCTTTGAATAGATCGTTACGAGCTCGTTGTACCAAACTATCATAACACATAAACAATTGATATACTTCTACTCCATTTTGTTCACTTTGTGCTAGTGTATTTAATAGACTATCAATGTAGTAGATGTCTAGTTTACCATCATAGGATGGAGTTCCAATCAAAACCTTTAATTTCTTTTTCATAATAATATAACGTTTCTACTTTAGTATAAAACAAAAGTCCCAAGAGCATCACACTCTTGGGATTAAGTTTATAACATAACCAACATTTTGTCAAATGTATATTTACAATTATGGGACCGGAGGATATTCAGCTGTCACAAGTGCTACTACTGCATCTTGTAAGTCTTGATCTGTCCAGTTACCAATTGCTACGTAACTAGCACCTGACCATACGGTATACCAGTTATGAGCATATGGATTGGTACTGATTTTGACCAATGATTTTACAGTTTGACCAACAGGATCATCAACCGCTTGAAGAATTTCAATTTGGTTGGTTGTTGCTGCTGGTTGAATTAATAAACTACCTGTTAAGTTGATGACTGGGTAGCCTGATGTTGTTGTCATATGTTATGTTATAATGTTTTGTTGTTATACTGTTACTTCTGTACCGCTGTCATCAGCACTCACTGGTGCGGTAAAAGATCCTTGTTGAGTTTGTTGTGCTTGTTGAACACGATTACCAATTTCTTGATTTAGAATTCGTAGATTTGATTGAGCTTGTTCAACACGAGCAAGTTCATCATAAGCAAGACTCTTGAGTTCGACGACTGTTAGATCAGATAATTTCTTTTCCATAACTTTATTTTATTGTTGTGATTGTGTAACTGGAGATGCGCCTTCAACACCTTGTTGTTGGCGATTACTTAGTTCTTGATTTAGAACTCGTAAATTGTTTTGTGACACGTTCAACTTGACAATTTCATCATAAGCAATTGCTTTTAATTGAACGATGTTTAAATCTGCTAATGTAATCTGTTTTTGTTCTTCCATAAAAAATGTTTTAAATGTTACTAATAAATATTACTAATTGATCGAAAAATCTAATTTTAATACTCATAATTGAATGCTTTATAGAACCAAGCAAATCTATTATATATGTTATCACAATTGTGTTTGCCAAGCACTTCCAAATAATCATTTGGCACTGGTTTAACAACTCTTTGAATACTATGATCTCCAAATGGAATGTGCATTCTATCATCTTCAACCGTCTTTTGTTCTACATTATTAAAATCGTGTTGATAAAATGGTAACCCCAAGTATTCATATACACGTTCCATTTCACGTTGAGGATTGCTAGTAAAGTTTTCGAACTTGATAAACAAACATTTCTTGCTCAGCTTTCTCATGATTGTATCATACAACACATCCATGCTCACAGCAAGTGGGGGGGCTTGTAGTAAAAAGTAATCTATACGTTTGTCTACAGTTGTGTTTCTCAATTCATTCCAATTTTGTAAACCCGCATCAATGTTTTGATGTTGTCTCCACTTCTTCTCCATACTAGCAACAACCGCTCTCAAATCTCTTACCATCACAATAACTTTAGGATCTGGATAATACCAATTCAAAAAGTCATAGGTTACGCTCCAACCTCTACTCTTGTCAATTACATACTTTTTGTCAGTAATAGCATTAAAATAAGCAAACATGCCTTCTTTACATAATGCTTTAAACGCCGGTTCAACTACATTAATATCTTGAGCTTTAAACTCAATATTAGTGGAATAGATGTTTCTAGCATTGAGAAATATTTCAATCAATCCACTGGTTGGAGTAGCATAAAAATCAGGATTTTGTGCCAACACATTTTGTAAAAGTGTTGAACCAGCCCGAGGCAGCGAACATTGAAAAAATATTTTTTCTACCATATATTTAACTAGGTAGAATGTATCTATTTGGATTTATTTTATTTCAAACTTATGGACCAGGAGGTAAACTACCAGTCACAGTTAATGTGACAGTGTTTGTGGTAACACTACCACCAGCATTATTTATACTAGCAAAGTAACTTGCCGCATCACTAAATGAAGCACTTACAATTGTTAGTGTGTTGGATGTGGAACCTGAGATTGCGCTACTATTCTTGAACCATTGATAATTTAATGGTATGCTACCAGTAGCTTCAGATGTAAATGTTGCATCTTGACCGGTACCAATAGTTAGGCTAGTGGGTTGTAGAGTGATGGTTGGAGATATTGGTAACCATGGTAGAGGAGGTTGAATTACTGGAGGATCAATTTGTGTATAAATTGAATTAGCAGCGCTAGTTTCAATGCTTGTTTTCTGCGCAACTCCCATTGCATCAAATACCCAACTTAACACTTGTGGTTGTGTTAATTGGCTATATGGTACAAATGCGCTACCACTGTGATAGGTAACGCCTGTTGTACCGTATACACGACTATTGTATACACTACTACTTAAACTGCCTGTAGCAACAGTCATGTTGCCTAGACAGTCCCAATGTACAGTAAATACCACATCGGTTTCTTGATCATATTTTGGATAACAGTCAAGATTTGTGACTTTCCATGTAATTGTAGGTACGTTTTCGCTCATATATTATATCTTTAATAATAAGTATCTATTTGTTTTATTTAGATTCCAAAATTTGAACCTTAGCTTCTAGTGTTTTGACTTTTGTACTCAATTCTTGTACCGCTTTGATAAGCGGTATCAACAAATTGCCTGGGGTAGCTTCTAACTTATCTGGGTTATCCTCATATACTAATTTTAAAAATTCTACACCTTCTTCTTCTTGAAGTGCTTTTAATTCTTGTGCAATAAATCCAGCTTGTATGACACTATCTTTTTTGCTACCATCTCTATTACCGTCAGTGTACCATTCTCTTCTATCCCATTTGAAGGTTACAGGTCTTAATTTCTCTACAAAACTTAGACCGAGTTGAATGTCAGTAATATCGGTTTTATCTCTAAAGTCTGATAAAGCGGTTATAGTAGTTACTTGACAACGTAATGTTGCTACACTACTGTTACCTAAAGTTATTTGATTTGTTGCTGTAGCTGCACTTGCTTGTGCATTATAACCTATTACCGTTAGATTTGTACCAGTTGTAATTGAAGTGCCTGCTTGAGTTCCAACTACTGTATTTTGTGTGCCTGTGGTATTAAAGGCCAAAGCATTAAATCCTACCGATGTATTGTTTGATCCTTTATTATTATACAATGCATATGATCCAAATCCTGAATTGTAATTTCCACTTACATTAAGATATAGAGCTCTGTATCCTACACCACTATTATCTATTCCAGTAGTATTGATCGATAAAGCTTCAGTACCAAACGCTATGCTTCTAGCACCCGTGGTATTTGCATTCAACGATTTAAATCCAAATGCGTTGTTGCTAACACCAATAGTGTTATACTGTAATGATTTGTAACCAAACGAACTATTAAAATTACCAGTTGTATTAGAAAATAATGATTTATAACCAAATGCACTATTAATACCGGTTGTATTGGATCGTAAAGCACGACTACCAAATGCACTATTGTAACTGGTAGTATTTAATAGTAAAGCCTGATAGCCAAATGCTGAATTTTCATTGCCCGAAGCAAAAGTAAGCGCTTGATAACCAAACGCAGAGTTATTGAAACCTGATGTACATCCTTCCATTGTTCTATTACCCACTGAAGTATTTTTGTAACCAGTTGTGTTAGCTTCTAAAGCTTGATTACCTACAGCCGTATTAGCAAATCCATAGGTATTATATTTTAAAGCATTTCTACCAAACGCACTATTATCATTTCCAGTTGTATTGTTTCGTAAAGTATTATCACCAAATGCGTTGTTTCTATAAGCCTCCGTAGTATTTTGTAATGCAAATGATCCTACAGCCGTATTGTATCTACCAAATGTGGCGGATGTTAAAGTTTTATATCCAAATGCACTGTTTTGATATCCAGTTGTATTAAGAGCTAATGCTTGATAACCAATAGCGGTAATTGCTAATCCAGTATTAACATTTCCCGCTTGATAACCCAATGATGTTTCATATGGACTTGCACTATCAGTCTGACCAGTTAAACTACTACCACCTCCACCACCAGCACTTGCTAAAGCATAACTAGCGGTACCATAAAATCTACCTTTACCATTGGTTGTAAACATTGCACTACCACTCAATCGGGTAGCATATAAACTACCATTTACTTCCAACTTATAAGCAGGACTACTTGTGCCAATACCAACATTACCATTAACATCAATAAGCATTCTAACAGCTTGAGAACCGAATCCCGCATTTTGAACATTAAAAACAATACCTTGATAACTACAGACATTAAGATAATTATTACTACCTAATGATCCAATT